AAGAATTATTTGGCGAATCGAAACCCTTGAGAGAGATTCTTAAAAACTCTAAAGACAATAAAGAGTTTCTTAAACAAGCAGATGAAATTTTAAAGGATAATCCGCAATTAAAGATAGTGAAACAACTTTTTAAAGACGCTGAAAAAGAATTTGACGGAGATGCATTAATTAATAAAAAAGTATACAATAGGGCCAAGGCAAGAATAGGTAAACGACTAGAAGAAGCCGAACTGAGAAAAGCTCGAACAACAGATGTTAATGAAATTGAGACATTGGAAGAGACAATTCAGCAACTTAAAAGACAAAAAAAATTATTGGATAACACCGATCTCTATCAAATAACCGGTAGAGGACTTCTTGAGCAGGGACAACCAAAATTTGCTGCTCGAATGATCGATTTTATTGAAGGACTAAAAGGTTATTCCATGATTATAGGGAGTTCTGGAGTGAAATCAGAATTAGGGCTTAGAGGAGAATCAGGACTTAATGAAATAATATTAAGCGGATTTGGTCGAGGAAGTCCAATTGTTTATTCTGATCCAAACCTTATAGCAACACATGGCGAAATATTCGCTAGTGATATGTCGCTTCAAGCAATGAAAGAGAACAATACAAAAGTTTTACAGCAAATGAATGAAGTTATCAATCAAGATATGTTGACGCCAAGAATGATAAGCGATCTCAGAAAACAAATAGAGCTAGATACTGATGGTCTTCCTGAACCGGTTAGGTTGGCAAAGGAAAGGAATAAAAATTTTGCGAGACAAATATTAGAATTACATGAAATGGGAATCGGCCCCAAAAATTCTCCAACGATGATGAATCACTTGGCCAACTATTTTCAAACATCTATGTTTACAATGGACGAGGGTTCGTATGGCGCACTATATCATTCGGTTCTTCCCAACACTAAAAGATTTGCTCTTTCAACAGAAAGTATGCACTCCTTAGGCGGAACTGAATCCATATTGGGCAACGCAAAGAAAAGAACAACAATTGCAAATATGAACGATACAACGAAAGTGGCCCATGTGACACAGGATTTGATGTCTTTTAGGTTAAGTGGAAATAGACTTTTGTTTGGCGCTGGAGCGGTTCCGGAATTTTTCAATGCCCTTGGTGGTTTTGACCTAGACGACAAGGGGCTAATAACCTTCATCAAATACCAAGATGAACAGAACCGAGAAAGACTACTGTTCTCCATAGCTAGACAACCGACATCTTTTCAAGAAAATATATATGCAAGAGCAAGTTTGGACGAAGAGACCTTAAAGCATTTATTTAAAGAAGACGAAGAATTTATGAAAACCTTATCCCTTATGGCAGATGAGGGCACTACTCCAAACGCTCAATTCTTAAAAACTTTAATAAATGCAGGTGCCGGTGAAATAGAACTTCCAAAAAGTCCCTCTGGAGAGAAAAGCTTATATACCAGTTTAGATGATTATAAAAAAGCTATGAATTTTGACGATGCAAACATTGAACAAGCAATACTTTCAGTCTATGAAAGAATGGGCAGATCAATTGCAGATATTTATGAAGATAATGGAAGAATGTTTAAACAGATAGAAAAATTTGGATCTAGCGCTCTTACAAGCCAAGAATTTAAAAGAAGTGGCTTAAGGTTGATGGAAGAACTTAAGAATCAGGAGTTTGGACCCGAATTTCTCAAAATAAAAGCAGATCTACTAGAGTCAGTTGAAAACTTTAAAGGCCTTTTGAACGACGATCAATATAGCTCCCTTAGAAATGCAATCAATGCCGATGACCACAAACAGGTATCAAGAATGTTGGCTGGAAATACGTTGGGCATTGACAATACTACCCTGGGAGCTATAAGAGAATCTGCCCTATTATCTAGATTAGCTAGGGGTAGCGAAGCTCAGGACATACTTGGAGTGTATGTAAACAGATCTATGGTCATAGGCTCTACCCTTGATCAATTTGATGATTTTGTGTCAGCAATTGACGATAAAGGCATGAAAACTTTTTTAGAGGGTGATGGAATTAAATTAATTGCTTCTGAAACTGCAATAGATAAAACAACCGGATTTGCCTTATTCAAAACCTTTAGTGCATCAATGAAACAAATGATAGATAGTAGCATAAGTTCAGAAGCAGCACTTAGAACAACTGAGAAAATATTTAAAGGACTAAGTGTAAATTCTGTAGGCGAAGGTGCAATTACCGAAATGGGGAAAAGACTTGGTAAGCAAGCCGGGCTTTATCAAACTGCCGTATCAAAGCAAGAAGCAAAACTGGGAAGACTCCTCGCCGACGGAGAAAAAAAAGAATTATTTCCAATAATGGATAAATTACTCTTGTCATCTAGAAGATTAAGTAGACTAGATCAATATAGGGCCGCTCAAGGTGCACTTGAGGGTCTGAACGAAACGGAAGAAAAACTTGGAAGCCTTGACGATAAAGCCAGAGGAATTAGAGACACATTAAAACGCTTAATTCAGTTAGAGGATCAAGACGCGGTAATTGAATTCTTTAATGAGACGTTTGGAAGCTCTACAAGTAAATACGCAAGAAGTTCAGCCGTACAAAAATTAGTTGAGGAAACAGCACGGAATACAAAAACAAATGTTAAGAATGAATTTGTCTATTATAAGATCAGACCAAATAACCAGAGCAACTGAAGTTTCAGATGAAGCAATGACCGCAGCAGAACTAATTATAGAAAGAAATAAAACTAATCTTGAAGCTTTAATTAAATTGACCGATAATAGTGACACCGAAAAAATGACTCAAACTGGAAGACAGATGAAGTTGGGAAGAACAATCATCTCTGACTTCAATGAAGCAATGGAGATGGTGTCTAGCAGAGTTACTAGGCAAGAATTGTTCAATGCGCTTGAAAAACAATCTGAAAGACTCAGTGCTAATTTTGATTCAGATAGACTTCTTAGAATATTGCATGGCGAGGAAGAAGAATTGATGACGTTTGCCAGAGAAATGTTAGCAGCTAAAAGCAATAGAATGGCGAATTTTTTTGGTGGGATAGAGGAAAATCAAGTTGCAAATCGAATACATGAATCTCGTGCAAGAGCAGAGGAGATTATTGAATACGAAAAGCGATTTGGAGATATTGATACATTCGAAAATCTCTCTACCGAAAAAGGAGCAGAAAAAAGATTAAGGGAGTTAATGCGCGCTGATGCTCAATCAATTACAGATAAACGCACAAGTGCTGTGCAAGAAGCAGTACTAAATATGATTGAAGATAAAGAAAATCCTTTGGCGGGCTTGGACGAAGAGCAAGTAATAGAGGCAAAAAGAGCAAAAGCCGTATATGGCGTAAATGAACTAAATGCCCAAATTGCAGAAGACATACAAAATAATTTAAGGGCAACTGGTAAATCAGTCGGAGAATCTGTTGATGAATCAAAATTTAGAAAACAATTAAGAAATATGTTGGCAGGTGAAGATTATAGTGACGAAGCAGATAGGGTAAAATATAAAAAAATATCTAAATTTATGCAAGAAGATTTAGCTTCTCTTTTCTCTGAAAATAAAATATTTAGAAATTCAATATATGGTATGGGGGCTTTAATAGCGGGCAGTTTAATATATAGTGCCGTAAAAGATAGGGCGCCGGAAAATGTCGGAGGTCCACCTCTTCTCCCGGGTGGGTCGGCATATGAAGAGCATGCACAAAGAATCCCCCAAGTGCCTCAAATAGTTGACGGATCTTATTCTCCGGGTATGAGCTATAAAGTAAACTTATATGGAAATAGATCCGAAACAGAAGACTTTTTAAGGATATTCTCTGGATTCGGACAAAATATGGATGTTGACACTACTATGTATCCAGGAACGCCACAGGTTGGCAGGGATCCGTACCAAGAAATTGCAAGTGGCTATTAAGGTATTAAATCATGATTTTTGGCGCAGATACACAAAATAAAAACTTAAAAGATGCCGCATCTAAAAGAATAGACACTTCTCATAGAACGCAGACATCAAACAAATATGCGGCAGCCATATCTTCAAGTAAAAATACCTCTGTTGGATCTGATGAATCAGGCCCTCAAAGCGTAGGGCATTCAAAATCTCCAAATACTTCAGATTCAATTAAGGGGTCTTTTGAGGGCTATATAGGAGGGTCATCTACTCATATACAGATGAATGATTCTGGTTACTTGAATGCCAATATGCAGACAGCTAGAAATAATAAATCTGATCTACAGCCTGATTTTTCTTTTCAAGAAACGCAGTTTACAAAATCTGATAATTATAGTATAATGAATAACATGAGTAAATCTTATCAAAAAGATTCCTCAGCTCAACGCGTAACAGAAATCAACAAAAGAAACAATATGATATAAACATGTCTAGCTCAATCAGTACAGTTACCATAGACTACCTAAATACTCTGTCAAATAGATCCCAAAACGGTGTAAAGTTAACACAAGCTATTCAAAAAGCTATATACGGTCCATTTCCAATTAATCCAATGGCATCTATGGGTGGAGCAAGTGAAGAATTCCTAAAATTTTTAAATACAGGGCAGTTTTCAACTAGAATGGGCAAAAAGGGAGATGAAAGAAAAGAACTGAATTTTGAGCTCCCTCCTAATACCAAAAAAATCTTTATTTATGATGAACAAGATTTATTATTAAAAGGCCTGCTAAACGCGTGTATAAATCTTTTTGTTCAAAATACAAATAGTACAAAGTACGACCTAACAATAGATGAATATGTTCAACTGTATTACAAGAGGGGTAATGATCTTCCACTAACCACTTCGCAAGAAAGTATAAGAAAACATTTTTATGATAATTATTTCTATAATTTAGATGTATATCAAAATTATTGGAGAGAAAATGACAACGGAACATTTAGCAAAAAATTTAAGGATGGCGCCAATCCTTCAGTAATTGCAAGAGCAATTTTAAGCGGAATAAGAGTTAGAATAGACGCCTGGGTAAATGTAATAGAAGCAAACGTTAGTGCCGAAAACCAAGAAGCAGAGTTGATAAAACGAGAAAAGACCTCTCTTTCGGAAGTCAATGAGTTTACGGAAGCAACAATAAATCCAGAATCTCATGATCGGATTTTTGGCTTTTATGGCAAAAATACAGTTTTCTGACCCAAATATATCTTCGGGAATACAAGCAGAAAATGCGTACAGCAGGTTCTTGAACAGGGCGTTTAACCAAGCTGTACCTGAGAGAGATTCTCCGCAAAGAAGATCTTTTACAAATGTATTTAGAAACTCAAACTTGGAGATGGCCGCTAAGCTAACTGAAAAAAGCTTTGCAGCTTTGATGGTCAAGGTTGAAGAAAGTGGTCTTTTGGCTTTAGCTAGACACGCTTCTACAATATCTGAATTTGCAAAACACAGGCTATCTTCTGTAGAGCGAGCAAAAAGATCCGCGCTTGATTCGATAAAACCAGAAAGGGATCTTGAATGGTTAGATGAGTTAAATAAGGTAATTCAAAAATTGTCATTAAATCCTGTGACCCTTGCAACCATTAATGTATATTTTCCTAGTCTTGTAAGTTTCTTTTTTGATTCAATAGCAGCGGCTTCGGACTACTCCAACAATGGACTTGGGGGTGGACAAGAGGATACATTGAATAGTTTACAAGATTTTATGGATTCATTAGAAAAAGCTTTTGGAAGAACGGTAGATTTTGATGGTAAAGATATAAAAGACAGACTTTTCCAACTCGCCGCAAGATATGAGAATACGGCGAAGAAAATGAAAAAAGTCTTAGATTCATCTCCATATAGGCCGAATATACAGCCAAAATCTCCTGATATTTTTCATCTGCGAATAGGGGCTTGTAATTTTTACGTTCCGCCATTGAGCATAGATGTAAATACATTCTTTAAGGGTGGCAGCATGACTGGAGGGGCAATAAGACAAAAATCTAGCCCCAAGTTCAATTCTGGATACAAAGAAACGTCCATAAGAATGAAATTATTTTTTCCAAATTATGAAGAAATATGGGGAATATCAATAAATGATGCCTCTAAAATATCCTTAAATGATAACTATCAAATTGACTTTGGCATTGACGGATCAAATGAACAAAAGATAGACAAGTTTCTTTCATCCCTAAGGGGATTAATAGCGGCCTTTAAGTATTCTCCTTTTCTTCCGATTAGAAATGCTTATTTAAATAGAGTTCACGGAATAACTGCTGTTGCTTTGTCCAGTATGTCAATAACTACTATTCCCAATTTCCCGTTCGCCCTAGCAGTAGATATAGAGCTAATGAATTTTAATCACAAACCATTTTTACCAATGATTAATGATTTTAATCAGGCGGTTCATTGGGGTAAATATAGGCAGTTTATGGGTAGAGCAGCCGGAGAAATGCACAGCTATGTTAATAGCTCATTTTTGATGAAAAAATCTGACGACAAAAAAGAACCAGGCGTAAAACTCAGTGGACACAAAAAAGATACGCCAGCAGATAGATATTCGGAAAATGGATTTAGTGCGTATGAAGACGAAAAATTGATTACAAATATAATTAGTGAATGGACAGATGGAAAAAATATTTCCTTTTATATTCCCGCAGAAACTCAAACTAAAATATATTTACCGGATGCATCTAACTTTCGAAGCGAAAAAGAAAAAGCATTTAGTGAATATGGTAAAGACGCATGGAAAGGCATATTGGGTAGCCTGGGTATAACGCAGCGGTTTTCCAAGTAATCCGTCTGAAGAGTACGGTATGGATCTTTCTGATGTGCGAAAGTTGGAGCAAAACAAAGTATACAATGCCTCAATTTATCAAAAAATAAAAACAGCTTTAGATATATTAACAACAGGCGTTAACGAAAAAACAGAAGCAAAAAAATCATATGCTAGAATTGTACTTAATCTTATAAATGAAAATGGATCATACAAATTCACTGAAGACGAAACTAAATATCTTAAAGAATACGATGCCGTAAGCATTCCCGCAGAATCTACACAGTCATCAATGAATGAGAAAAAACTTGTGTATAAGCGGAACAGAATTGAGAAAAAACAATAAAATCGATACATGGTTTGGGCTAGAGCAAGTAAAAAGATTTCTCAAAGAAAGAGCAAAAGACGTTGTAGGCTATCTTGACAAGCAAGTTGAAATTGAAACAAAAGCTAGAGCAAATAAAATGCATATCAAAGAAGGCACCAAACAATATAATGATTTGAAAAAACAAATAAAAGAAGAAGTTAAAAAAGTATTCAATGTTATAAAGTATGAAGAATTTTTTAATAACTCATCAATATTAGATTTCATGGAAGGAATGAGGGCAAAAGAGGGTCAATTTATCTTTAGGGAATGGGAAGTACCTATGATAAAAATTGATCTAGATCCTAAGTCTGCTATAGTCACTGGAGTAAGCCTAACTCTAGGTAACAACATTGCAAAAATGCATATTCAAATGCAAGATGAACCAACCTATCAACATATAGGTGGAAGAGATACATTTATCAACATCTCCATGAGAGTTATAGGGGAAAAAGAATTAAATAAACTGAAAAGAATATTTGATCACGTTAACGCTCTAGCTAGATTGAATCATTCTTCTGGCGTTCTCGGGTTTATTGGAATTAAGAATATAATAACTGCTCTATCGGGAGTTAAATATGTTATTCCATCTAACTACTCCGTCAGCACCATACCTGGATATCCGCATGTTTATGACGTAAATATAAGTCTTTTAGATTTCGATATCTTTCAGCAAAATAGAGAGAAGTTGTCTTCGTCACATCAAAAACAATTAATAGAAGAATTTGGAACGAAAAGAAATCCATTTCTAAGAATAAAACAAATGTGGGGTATTTTTAACGCGTATCCAGATTTTCCCTTAAGCCTAAAAGACAAAGAAAATAATGTTGTAGGACACCTAGATCCTGATTTTTATTTTAGAAGTTTTGAAATGTTTGACAAAGAGGTTATATATAGTTTTAGCGGAAAACCAAAAGAGCTAAAAGTTCCAGGAGATAGACAAGGAATAGGTCAACAAACCCTAGACATAGTTAATCATTCTCTTTCACAAGAAATACTCAATCTGCTCAGAATGTACCAGGATAGTGTTGAGAGAAAACATTTAGGAGAAAAAGGTGTAGTAGAAAAAGTTATATCTATACTTAAGGCAAACGATATATCTTATGAAAATTTTCTAAAATTACTTTCATCTATATTAAGAAATCCAAACTTGATAGGATCTAATCCTTCTAATAATTACGTATACAATACAATAAAAAAGAATATGAAATTGATAACAGATCAAATAGAATACACATCATCTGTTAAAGTTAGCGACGTAGATGCATCTTGGTCAAATAAGGCATCCAATCCTCAAATTCAGGTTGGTAAGTATTCTACGGCCAAAGAAGAGATAACGTCAAAGGTACAATATGCCCTAGCTGGCGGCTTTAATCTAAAAGAAGAAAAACTTGTAAGTTTCCATTTAGATGATTTAGATTTTGTTGCAAATATGTACACAATGCCGATTATTGATCCAGACAATAAAACAAAAGTACCCGCAATGCTCAGTATCGGTTCAGAGGTTCATTTCGGTTATATAGACACGGAAAAAGATGGAAGGTTTTATCTCACGGTTGATGGGGTGAACGTTAAATCAGAGGGTAATTCTGCAGCTAAGCTAACAGGAAGAAATATATCAGATGATTTTTCCGACCCCACTAAAGCCGTTACAAAAAACGCAATTACCGGATTGCAGAGCTTGAACAATTACGGAAATCCATATACAGGAGGTATAGAAGCTCACTGGCAAAATATACTAATAGACACTCAATATAGGGATATTTCCGGAAGAATGATAAGAGCATTTCCAACGTATATGCTGTGGCTGATAGATGAAGGAGGGCACTTTGCTGGAGTAAAAGTTTTTGATAACTTTTATGGTTTGCAATCTATTATAGATTTTTCAGTTGTTAGTTCAGAGGATTTATTGGGAGATACTCTTATAATCAGACTTTCAAATCTTTACGCAAAGTTAACTACAAAAGAGTCATCGTCCTTGTATTCTGATGATTACACTAATCCAGGAGACCCAAGTATAACCGCTGGTCTATCAAGAGTAATAGATACAACCTTGAATAAAGCCAGATATGTCACGGATCATATTAGAAATGATTATGTGGTTGACATAGAGAACATAAGACTAAAACCAGGAGTTAGAGTTCATTTAAGGGGTGGATATGGTGCAAATCCAAATTCTTTGCAGACGTTGTTTAATGGAACTATAACTCAGGTTGAACAAGGCGAAATAGTGACTGTAACGGCTCAGTCAGATGCAATAGAGCTTGGTGCAATCGTAAATTCAACAAAGAAAAAAGGTGACAGCGGTAGAGTAGACGGCGGCATTAACACTGGCCTATGGCTTTCTGAGCCCAGGGATCTTATGGTTAGGCTTTTGTCGATGGGCGCATCAAGGTTTAGGGAAAGTATAGCCCTTGCGCAAAGAGGACTAATTTTTTCTGAAAATAAATTTGGAATTAGACATTTTGGAAATATTTTATATGAGCCAATGTCAGCAGCAGAGGAAAGAAGGCATCTGGGAAGAATAACGGGGATATCAGACGCTTACAATGCCGTGGGCAATTTTAACTTTTCTGATCCAGCCCTAAGACCAGATGGCATATCATTAATGAATCAACTATGGGCAAATTTTTCATCTCAAAAAGATCTTGAAATATTTAAAAGAAATATATATCCGGGAAATGGAACTGGTATAGCTCAATTTTTAGGCGGAGATTTAGGAGATGGGTGGACTAGTGTTTCTTCTATAACCCCAGATTCAGAACCAAATGAAAGAATAAATTATTTGTCTAGATTAAGTGATAGGTCGTGGAATGATCTTGTTTCTAGGGCGGGTCAATCCGGTTCACCCGACGCAAAAAATGTTGTGGATAGTTTGACATCCTCCGGTCAAATACCAAGTGGAGACAGCAGTTCAACGGCAGCAACCAAGACACTTGTTCCGTTAGTTGGAGCCGCCATAATAACTGCGCCTTTTAGTTTACCAGCCGCAGTCGCCGTTGGCGCTGGCGCTGGCTTGCTGGGTGGTCTTAGTGGAAGAGGCGGAACAAATTTCGCAAGAATGCTGAGACTTGTATCTGCAAACAACGATGACGATATGCCAGGTTTCGACGAAGTTTCATTTAGGGCGCAAACTTACATGAGGTCAATTTGGGATCTATTCAGGGTTTGCGCAAGGCTACTGCCAAACTATATAGTTGCGGTTAGACCATTTGAAGATAGATCAACTATATTTTACGGTAAGCCGCATTGGCTTTATACTTCCGGAGTTGTTCCGATAACAACCGGAATCTTAACTGAAGAAAAATTAGCCGAATTAGGTTATTCAAATGGAGTAAAAATAAACGATAAAGAAGACGAATCTCTTCAACAAATCATAGACAAGCTTGCAAGGCAAATAAGCCCTTACGCTGATCAAGAAGCGTTTCTTAGAGACAGCGAACCTAATCAATTTTTGTCTCAATATGGAGTTAGTCAACAAGACAATTCAGATATTTTTCAACCAGCTGGTGTTTTAAATAATAAAATAATAAATTTTGATTCTGAGAAATCTCAAAAAGTTATGAAACTGGATAAAAAAACAAATAAAGAAAAAGTTGTGGCAAAGCTTCCTCAAAAGAAAGGATTTGTAACCCTTGGTTTTCATTTGCCGATAAGAAAAAAAGAAGAGCAGCATAGGCAAATATCTCAACTCCCAAAAAGATTTAGATTTCCATTCTTTTCCTATAAGCTAGATTCAGCTCAAAAATTAAATAATTTTTCATTTCAATTCAACGAAATTACATATGATCTTCCATTTGGGTCTTCTCTAAAGGACGAATTTACTTCTGGTTTTTTTGGTTCTAGTTTGCATTATATGTTGCAAGTTGATACCTCCGAAGGACAAGATAGAGCAAAAACATTTGTTAAAGGAATAAGCTCTGTTTATGGGGAAGAATTTGTTAATGTTTTTATATCAGATGTTAATTTCTTCACTAAGAATGAACTTTCCGGTTTAGTAGCTTCCAAACCATTAGAGAACGCATACAATTTTTCAAGTTTTGAAGATTTAGATAACGAAAATTCAACCATTCAAATGCCGCTTCCCGAACCAGGCAGGGGCGAGATAAATTTTAAAGATGAATGGGGTATTCCAGAAACCGCAATGGATGAACAGTTCTATATCGCTATGAGATGGCCGTATTTGCCAAAGAATTCCGCAGATCAAGACAAGCTCATAAGTAAATATTTTCCTGGTACCACAAAAAGCGAATTAGTTGGTGAAGCAAAAGACTATAAACAAGCTCATGTAATGGTATATAATTCCAGAACAAACATAGCTGTAATTTGTAAGCCAGCGTACTTTTTGTGGGGCGAAAAAAGAACTAATGTTGTTTCTTACAGTGACAACATAGACATATCTGACCAAGATGGTTTTATAGAGAACGCCTTAGATGTTGGGGGAGAGATTCTTTTTAGCGCATTTGGCTATAAAGCCGATAGCCCAAGTACGACCGTTGATATAGGTCAAGCAGATATTGCTGCAGTTGTTTCTCCGGACGCCGCGTATTATTTAGGTATTTTGAGTAGTGACGTTAATATTTTGCGCACTACCGAATACTCGGCCGCAACGAGTACTTTCAAAAAAGAATTTAGTCCTGGATATAACGACATGCCAATTCCTCATTACTGTAGTTTTGCCTTTGTTCCTAATACAGTTCCCCTGGGAGTAGCTGCAACTTCTTTTACTCCAATTAAAAGATTCAAAGCAAAAAACGGTCAGGGTGAAGAAGTAAACGATTTTCTACTGGGTTTTGGAAATTTTGAGGGAGAAGAATTAATTGCTACGGTATCAGCGCCAAATCCGCTTCTTTTATATCCCGGTACAACCAAAAATAATTTGGACGAATATACTACTACGGCGATATCAACTAGCATAAATTACCCAAGTCGGAGGTAACTACTTCTCATATTACAGAAGGGCATTGAATCCATCTGAATCTGATAAAAAAGATGGAGACGGAAATATGTTGGATCCAGTCTCAAAAGAAACTGGACTAAAGCTCTTAGATGAAGCTGGAGCACAAACAGGAAATAATACATATGGAACAAACACAGCTGAATTTATTCCGGTATATTCAATAGCTGATCAGGTTTCAATAGACGCAAGAAAATATTACGAAGAAGCTTATTCTCCAACAGTTTCGGTTATAGCGGGTAGTGGTAGGAACTTAAGTACGGCCCAGGAAATATGGAATCAATTTAGGGTGGGATATCACACATATGAATCCGTAAAAATGATCTTTATGGAAACTTATGGATTAGACCCAGAAGACGATAGTGATTTTGAGGGGTTTTTTAAAAATATTTTTGTTGATAGTCAAGCTAGTACGCAAATATTTAAAAAATTTAGCGACACTGGAAATTCAGCAGTTGACGAGTTTCAGGCATTGTTTGGAAATGAAATTTCTGCCTCAAGCCAGCAGGCAATAGAATATGTTAGGAAGAACTTTATAGATGCGCCGATTGAAAAAGATGGATTAATATCATATTACAATAAGCTTACCTATGACAAAATTAATAAATTCAAACAAAATTTTATAGCGACTGATAATGAAGAAATAAGAAAAGCAGCAGGCATAGTAGATTCAGGGGTATTTATAAAATCTCCCAGAGATTTGTTTTTAACTTTAGTTGGAGCATTTAGAAATAAGCTTTGGAACGATCCTTACTCAAGAGCTTGGCTTGTTCTTAAGCCATCAAGAAAAATAGGCATAGGATTTGGAGCAATTGGCGATGAATGGGATTTTAAAGAGGTTGATAAAATATTTGCGGCGTTTATCAATCCATATTCAGAGTACGCAAAATCTAATAAAAATAAAGAGTTCAAACAATTATTGCTTAAGTATAAGGGTCAAGGTAGTGACGCGGGAAACATCTTTAGTAAAACCGCTAAAACCATAGAAAATCGTTGGGACAATAGTATTGGAGTACTCCTTAGCGCAGTTGGTACGGCTCTAGATGGATTACTTTCGCTGATCAAAACCGGTATGTTGCAGACGGGCTATGGATTGTCTGAAATAGCTCAGCTGTCTAAGCAGGCAAATATACTAAATAAAGCGTTAAATGATTCCATATATTACTCACTTGGTAGAAATGGCTCTATATTGAGGGCGGTTGACAATCCATTCACTAGAGAATACGGAGAACCAGTTGTAGAAATTAGAGAACCATTTCAAAGAATGCATTACCTAAGTTCATTTAGCCATATTTTGAGCAATCAAATAATGGAAACAACTCAAAATGTTTCCACGGTAATTACCGCCGTATCGGACGGAAGATTCCCGGTGACCGTTGCGCTAGACAAGGGGGCTCCAGCAGATAAACAAACAGAGTCAACTGTTGAAACTGGAATATATTTTGACAATCCAATAGGAGAAGGATTTCTTGGTATATTGCATCCAATATTGCATCCGTTTGAAGCGACTAGGGGAATGATGAAAAATCTAACTGGCTCTCCAGACGAGCTGTTGGCCAGAAGAATAGGATTAGCCCACCTAAAAGAAAACATAAAAGATATCTATGGTGGAGAGCTTTTGGTAATTGGTAATCCAGACATAAGGCCGCACGATTTAGTGTATCTAGCAGACGTTTATGAAAGAATGTACGGTATGTTCGAAGTCGAACAAGTCATACATCATTTTACTTCTGAACTTGGTTTTGTAACATCGATAACTCCCAACGCATTAGTTACAGTCAACGATCCAGCAAAGTGGTTTATGACTTCCTGGATTCATTCTTGGATGAATACTCAAGCAATTAGAAATGATACAAGAATATATATTGGTTCAATTCAGGGCGGTAATACTGGAATATCTTCTGGTGGAAGAGTTTCTTTAGACGCACTTTCTGATAATCTTGAATCTCAAATGATGGGAGGAATACAGTATACCCACGGAGCTTCTGCTGTTATAAAAGATACGGTAGCCGCTATGACATATGGGGCTTTTGATGATCCATCTAGTTCTTCTTTTATGGAAGAAGTATCAAAAAAGGCACAAATTAACGGTAATAATGGACAGCTAAAAGGAGCTACAGCTATTGCTCTGGGAGTATCTCAAGCGATTCCAATATTTGGCCATTTAATATGGAAGGGTTGGACTTGGGTCAGGGATAATCTTTTGGATCAACACGGCGCATATGTGCAATATCTAAATAAGAATGGTCAACCAATGGACGCTGGACTCTCTTATAATCAGGGAATGATAGTAGGAAGATATCACTCAAAAACCCTGCTTCCGGGAATACTTGGATATAGACAAAAAGTTCCTACTTCAGAGGGAAATTTTTATTTGAGAACTGATGATTTGTTGAAGAATTTAGGATGGAAAGAAGTTGAAATTAAAGAACTTGTAAGACACGTAAGCTACGAAAATGCCGCAATCCATAGTAGGGTTTTAGATCTTTCTGGTTTAGGCCCAGAAAGAACAGGTTTTGAGCCATTTTTTAAAGTTCTTTGTATTTTAGATACGACACAAGGTTTAGCACTTGAGCAAGATTCTTCTAATCCCTCCCCTTCTCCATTGGTAAAGCAAGTAAAAGAAAAATCTGGAGTAATAGATGGTGACACAATACATGTTAGAGATATATTGTCATCAGCAACATTTACAGTTCGCTTTGAGGGCATAGATACTCCAGAATTATCAGTAATATCCACAAGCGATAAAGAGGAAGCACTAGCTGACAACAACTTAATAGCTTCAGCAACTTCTCCCAGTTTAAGAAGCACATATTTTACCTACAATTCTTTGAAGAACAGAGTATTCCTTTTAAGAATAAAAGAAAAGACTGATGGAAGCATGACCGCTCAAGTTGATGACAGTTTTTACGATCCTAATAGATCCGGGTCAGGCAAAAATCAAGATAGATACACAAAAGATATCTTTAATGACAGAACTTTAGCAACGATCTTCTACAAAACTTCTGAAGAAGCGTTGCAAAAAATAAAATCTTATGTACACTCTCTATTCATTCAGCATAAGTATGACTTAAATATTGTTGAATCTGAATTTCTCAAATCGCTTTCTGGTAATTCGTTCCTTTCACGAGGAGGAAATTTCAATATTATAAAAGAAAGAATTGAAAGTAAAATTAAAGTCAAAGACTATACATTCGGAATAAATGACAGCCTAATAACAGACTCTGCAAAAGCCAAGAAGCTGTATTCTATATTGGTTGAAATAAAAATCGCCGAAGAACTACATAGAATTTCCTCTAAGTGGCCATTAGTGCTTTGGGACGAGTACTATAATGACGGAACTCCCTATACCCTGAATTGGGAGCTGGTAGTGAATAATTTGGCAAATGTTTATGTCGATAACGTAGTCAGGATTGAAGGCCCATCTGTTATTAAAGCCAAAGATACTGTTGCCGCGGGCAAAAAAGTGAACAAAAAAGGTTATTAGCAAAGGAATAAATTATGACTTCTTTTTATGAATTCAACAAAAATTCTTTAAATGATTCTAAATCATTTACAATGAGCATAGTAAACAACATAGTGCCCAGAAATGGCAAGGCTGTAGTTGCCACCTCTCAATCTCAAAGAGCGTATACCGGAAGAACATTGACTACTCCGGATTTGTTGTCGGCTGCCTCTGGAAAGTATCTTTTTAAAAATCCTGTTTATCAAAACGTATATAGATCTAATTTAATAAAAGAAAACTATAAAGGACTGTTGACAACAATGCTTGAGGGGCAGTTAACTTCTGATGGCGAAGAAGCAGAGGCTGTTGCTGCAAATATACTTTTACAAAGCGGTTTGGGGCGACAGGGTAGTGATAGGGGATTGTTTAAAGATGTATCAACAGCTTTAAATGCCACCTATAATACCGCATCTAAAAGTGCAGCTTATTCTGTTGGGACAAATAATCTTCCTCATGTTTGGCAGGATTATGAATCGGCACCCGGTGCCGTGGCAACAAAATATATGGATGTTGCCCTTAGTTCAAGATTGACTGATTTACAAAAAACTTATTACTCTCAAAGAGGAGAACTGCTTTCAAAACATGTCAGATTGTCAAAAGGTGATATAAATGTTTTAAAAAATGGATTCTTTTTTGATATCAAAGACAACAATTTGGCGGCCGAATATGACGTTCCAAACTCCAAACTTTATGAAGGCACGGCAGATACGATTGAAAGAAAAATAAACGAGGCCCTGGTCAGGTCTGCTTCAGAAAAAGCTTTTATAAGTGCAAGTTTAATTGAGTGTTTAATGGCCCTAGCTTCAACTTCGTTTGGCCCTCCCCTAACAATAGATGGTTATTGGGGCGGATTTGGAACATTTAGACAAGATGGCACCGACGGTTCTAAGCCCAGAAGCTCTGGAGCGCAAGGCAATAGTATAACCGATCACGCATTCGGCAGAGCATTTGACATAATGAATCTTTATCAAACTGTTATGGATGAAGTTGAAAGAAAATACCTAAAAAGAATAACGAACATAAATTCTAAACAAGGATATGATTACCAGCTTCACCTTCTGCTAACCAAGTTTAATGCGATGCCGCAGCATTTGGTTCCTGATTACATGGCTATTTCGGCCAGCTATACCGGTGAAGAGTACGACACCTACAACAATTCAACTTCCATAATTGCAACCAAATATCCTAATTTAGGACATCTCAAAGTTAAAAGAGATACTAGTGGAGCCCATAATAACCATATACATTTTAGCTTTGCCGCAACCAGGGGCGGTATATACACTGGTCCAAACGGACAACTCGAAACTTTTTTCAGGGTCCCTAAATCCGCTGGTTATCCTCCTGGAATTGTTGGATTGCCGGCGGACAGAGCCGAAAGAGCAATTGAATTAAATGAATTTACAAAAGATTACACCGCAAACCATGCAAGCGTTGAGCCCAATATACTGTATAGTGCCTTAGTTCAATATGGACTATTTACCCCTGAGTTAGCCTCGTGTTTTGTGGCAATTTCTGTGAGAGAGTCTCAAAGAAAAGTTTACATTGCGCAACAAACATATGGAGCTATAGGTCTTTGGCAGATTTCTACCGTGCCAAAAGACGGTGGAATGGGAACAGCATACATATCTTTTCCCAAAAAAGAAAATATAATTTATTGGAAATTAGCTTTACCAGATAAGGCTAATGAGAATCTAACAGAGGAACAAATAAAATCATATATAAATCAAAGATGCGAAAAAGGAAATATTCGACTGGATCTTTTTGATAGAAGATGTTGGAATATAGCAAATCAAATAGATTTAGTTAGATCAAAAATGGGATTTAAGGGTAGTAAACAGGCAGTAGACGGCTTAAGCAATAGAGTGTCCGCTTGGGGTGATGGGTATTGGGATAAAGAAGGGCAAAAGGGTTGGATCACCGCAACGAATTTCTCTGATGCTTCATCCGTATATATTAAGATGACCCGGAAAAAAAGAAGAAGATTTAAAAAATTGGATTAGACAAAACACAATAAGCACTTCTCCAACATTAAGGATAGATTCTTCAAATCAAAAAAGTTATTTAGAAAATTGGCTAGGAGGAAAACACTATGCCCATTAATTATCCTAAATTTGATCATAAGATACAAAATCAAATAGATCAATCAAAAATGAAACAGGGTAAGGGTAGGCCTGGTGTTATAATGTCCTATAGTATAAAGGACAACACTGCTTCAATAGTGTTGGATGATCAAATGTCAACTCTAACGGGAAACATTATGCATAACGTACCGTGCCCAGTTACTGTTGGGGTTCAGTCTGTGGCTCCCGAGCCCGGCACTAGGTGTTTTGTTCAATTTAGGGATGACAACGAAAGCAGTGGTTATGTTGCATTTTACTTTGATCAACCAGAAATATCGTCTAGTTATGATAGAAACTATACCGTCAATACGGGCATACCTAAGTATATGTCGAGGTAATCATGTACGAACAGCGCAGCAATCTAACACAATCTAATTCTGAATTTTCTGTATCCGACGAATTAACTAGGAGGAACGAATTTTCAAGAAGAGAGGTTGGCCTTAATCATCCAGACAATAACTCCTTTATTAGACTCAATGACGAAGGAGATATAGAAATATTTGCAACCTCTGGAGTGGGGATAGTCATAAGTGCAAGTGGTAGGTCAATATCGTTTTTCGCAGATAAAATAAGAATGTTTTGTTCAGAAAATGGATTAAGATGGAATAACTTTAATTTTAATTATTCAGCATATGATTATTCGCAGCCAACACTAGTTCAATTAGACCCAAAAACGATAAACTCGGCCCAAAATAATGCTGAGCATTATTTGGCAAAGTTAAAGAATTTAGAAGAAAAAGATATTCAAATTCCTATTACTATAAAAGGTGATTATGGACTAGGCTTTGAGGAATTAAATAATAACCAAAAATATGATTCTTTAATTTCTACAGAAGGCCTTTCTGAAAAAAATAAAATGATTGTACATAATATTCTTAAGGAACACTCCGCAGAATATATTGAATATTTAATCGATTTATTAAAAGAAGGATATGAATTTTCTCAAGCAAAAAGCAAGGCAGATGAGATAAAAAATGTCTGATATACACTTAACGATGTCTGGTGATTTCTTGATAAATGGAGGAAAAGATATTGCACTCACAAATTCCAACCTTCAAGACGATATTCAACAAGTTTATCTAAGGCTTATGACTGAACCCGGCGACTTTAAAATCTATCCTTCCCTAGGAACTGATCTATCTTCATTGTACGGTATGCCTCAATGCCAAGAAACAGGAGATTACGGATCCCAAATGATAAGGGCTGCTCTTGAAAAAGAAGATATTTTTGCTGGAAGAAATATACAAATAACCTCAGTTCCAACATCAAAAAATTCTATAAGATTTGATGTTCATATCATAACAGACACAAATCAACCAGTAACCATTTCGGTTAATCAAAACTTAGGAGCATAAATGGTTGTTTACGGCGCAAAAGAAAAAGAAGAAATTCTAATTTCTATTCTCAATTCATTAGAGACTGATGCTGGCATAACGGCAATTTATCCAGGATCAATAGCAAGAGCATTTGCTGAAGCAATAAGCTCTCAAATATCTGATCTTTATGCCTCATTAAATTTTACATTTAGACAAAGTGGATTGTCTACGGCTTCTGGCAGAAGCCTTGATTTGATAGGCGAACTCTATGGCGTAACAAGAAAGCAGATTTCTGATTCCGCCGCCGCAGAAAGACAGTCTTTTAATATTGAATTTTTTATACAAAAACCGCACAGTCAAGCAGTTGTCGTGCCATCACAAACTCTTGTTTATAACAATATAGAAAATTTTTCTGGTAGACAGTATAGATATAAATTAAATGGAGAAGTTGTAATACCGCCAGGAGCAACAAGGGCATATGGTATGATCATGCCAGATTTTGAGGATAACGCGTATGTTGCTCCAAAAAATTCTTTAACAATACATAATTTTATTGCCCCTCCTGGTGTAGTTATTTTTTGCAAAAATACAAAAGAAGTTTACTCAAAAATTAATTCTGAGGGAGACGAAAACTATAGAAGAAGAATAGTTGCCTCTATCAAAACCAGGGCCGCAGGAACCACCGAATCAGTTAGATTTGCGGCATTATCAATTAAGGGAGTTAGAGACGTAAGAATTAGAGAAAGTTCGTATGGAATAGGGTCTTGCGATATTATAGTTGTTCCAGAGACTTTATCCGCAATACAGCAGATGCCAGAGGTTATATTGTCGTCAATTGCTTCTGTTAGACCAGCTGGAGTAAGATTTAATGTTAGGTTGGCAGAAAAAATAGAGATAAACCTTTCCGCCACTATTTCCCTGTCTAATTCTGTGGATGATGTGCTTGCAGCCGGCATAAAAAACCAAGCTTCACTTTTTGTAAAAAGATATTTAAATTCCCTGACAATAGGAGATACCATTTCTATATCTGAAATAGAAAGACAAATACGACAGTCTTCTGATTACATAAGGGGCGTTTCGATCAACACATTCAACGCAGATGGAAGGGATCTGCCTTTGGCAGATTTTACTCCCTTAAGCGATAAACTGTATCCAGGTGCTGGCAACATAGCTATTTATGCTGCTATAATTGGTCAGTACAATTTATAATCAACAGTAGGTTCAAATATGGAAAAAAATTTCGTAATAACTAATACCTATATAGTGCGCGCCCCTAATGTTTCACAGGCAAAAAACTTGGTCTTTGAAAACGTTGGCAAGGGTGACATTTTGAATGAAGACTTAAATATTATTGAGATAACGGATGAAGAAATAGTTGATTATATAAACGAAAAAGATGGATCATATAGTCAATCGTCTGTTATGGAAATTCAATCCGAAGATCTCTACGAGCAAGACGGAAGTTCCGAATTGGCATCTATGGTTTCTGATTCTAGAAACGATTTTCTTAGATCAGAAAATAGAAGATTAGCTAAACTAGTAGACAAACACAAAAACGTTCAACACGAAGTTGTGGTAGCAGCATATCAAGCTGCTTTCGATGTTTTCTCTAATTTTGAACTACCAAAAATAAAACAGCCCCCAATCAAGGCTTCTTCTAAACATAAAACTCCGGAGACCGCCGTTGCAGTTTTTTCTGACTGGCAAATGGGTAAAATTACGGCTAGTTATAACACTGACGTGTTAGAGCAAAGAATAGAGCAATACACGGAGAAATTAATTGAAATTACCGAGATTCAAAGAATGGATCATAGCGTAGACGATCTTCATGTATGGCTGCTTGGCGATATAGTTGAAGGAGAAGAAATTTTCGCTGGTCAATCTCACTTAATTGATTCGGGTCTTTATAGGCAGGTTGGCATAAATGGCCCAAGAATACTGTCTAAGTTTTTGACTACTGCATTAGAAAACTTTAAACGAGTACATGTTATCGGCATCATAGGAAATCATGGGGCTGTTGGCGGAAAGATGAAAAAGTCTCATGATCCAGAAACAAATATGGATAGATTACTATATAAGATACTTGAACTCATCTTTGATAAAGAGGAAAGAATCAGTTTCAATATCCCCGACGGGAGAGGAGAAAGAAACTGGTACGCAGTAGATACAATAGGTGATTATGGTAGTTTGTTGATACACGGCGATCAATTACCGTCACCAAGTTCTTATCACGCTTACTATAAAAAAGTAATGGGCTGGAAAGATGGCGCTATTCCTGAGCATTTTGACGATGTATTCATGGGGCATTATCACCAACAGTTTAAGATGACAATAGGAAGCGGAATGCTTAGAATATCCGGTTCACCAGAAAGCGGGAATACATATGCGCAGGAGTTCTTTTCCTCTATAGGCAGAGCCTGCCAACACCTAATGTATATTCACCCAGAGCATGGAGTAACTTCTGAGTATTCAATTTGGTTAGAGTAAATTAAAAGGATCAGAGATGAAAAACTATCTGTTGGGTCTACGAAGCGCAGACTTTAACAAAAATCGGAAACGTTTGGACAACTGATCCCATCAACCTATATAATAACGAGTTCTATAAAAACTTTTGCTACAAAAGATCTGAAAGTGGCTTGAATCTTTTAGGTGATTTTGTCTTTGTTGGAACAGAATTAACGTCGCCATCATATAGCGGTAACCATTCGACGCCGTTAGATGATAACGCAATCTATGTAACAAACTATGGCGAAATAATATATGAAGACTCAACTCCAAATTTGTATAGATTTATAGATTATTCATCCAGGGTTGACCTAGTATCTTTTAAGGCTCAATTTACCAATTATTTAGGGACTTTGGAACCCACATTTAATCTTCAGGTATATGAATCTGACACATCTAACGGCCCATGGATGCCATCAGAGTTTTCTAACAATTCTGGCGTAATATTTTTAACAAACTGTAAAAGATATATAAAATTAGAGTTGACAATCTTCTTTGAAAATCCGGAAGCAATATCAGATTTTGGACTGCTGTTGTTTTTGGACGTCTTAATTCATGACATTAGTATTCCAACTATATCCGATTCAGCCAGGTCTATACTAAGTAATTTTCCTAGTTGGACATCTTTGTATGAGGATTCATTAGAAAGAGCTACTCCAGAATTAGCAACTCCTATTTCTGTTGGAGGAAAATTTCTAAACTCTCTGATTGGAGAACATTTAGAAAATATTAATTCGGCTCTCAGCCTTCAATCTTTGGACGCATTTATATCTACAGCAAATGAAGATTCTGTTGATTGGATATATGTGTCATACGCGGCTCCCAATGCTGCGATAAAAGTGAGCGGAGATTCCATTGCACTCTCTAGAACCGGATCCATTAATGAGCTTTATGGATACAAAAAAACGGATTACGCCTATTATCATGACATAATAGATAATCAAATAATTACGTTAAGGAAATTTCAAATTCTAGATATAGATGGAATAGCTTATAGTCAACAACCAATTTTATTGTTCAACGAGTTTGATGAATTTGGCGCAAAAGTAGGACTGGGCAGATTGTTTCTGGAGAACAATGTAAACTATAAAAAAAGAATATTAGATGTATATAATAACATTCCGTCAACCGATGTAGAGGGCTTGAAAAGAACTCTAAGAAGAGAGCTTGATATTTGGAGGGCCTATGGAGCTACGCCAGATTCCAACTATCCTGGAGCCACTCCGGAGATATTAGAAATTTCAGAGATAGAATCTTCTACTCCATACATAAAATTTAGCAGAGTTCCCGAAGATAAACTGTTTGAATTTGGAAAATCAATCAATGAAAAATATCCATTTACTTACGGATACGTTAATTGGGAAGATGGAATATGGGACGTAGCGGGAATTAATCACGAGGGAATCACCACAATACCTTCAGTATACGATTCGGAAAAGGCCACTCAAAATTATTTTCAAACAGGGGTCGGAGACTTAGAAGATCTAATGGTTTTTGTAGAAAATGATTCTTATTCTACGGTTTCTTTCGAGGGATATTTTCAGGCATCGGGATATAAAGCTTTGTCGTTTACTGATGTGTACTCTCCAATAAAAATTCCAATCGTCTATTTTGGTCAATATTATCACTCCAACGTTCCAGACCCAGACGCAAATAATCCGAACAAGTTAAACCCTTCTTCAAACGGTGGAGTAAACCTTGTATATGAAATAGACTTAAAAGCCCATAATCAATACGCTACGCCTTCTGTTTTTTTCAAAAATTTCTCTTATTTAGATAGGGAAGATTTTATAGTAAAAAATTATTATTCACAAAATAGTTCATATAGTCCAGAATATAATCTAATAAAAGTGTTCAATTCAGACGGATTTAGTAATCCATCTATAGATTTCGTCGAAAAAACTTATGGATATTCTTACGCAAATACCTCCGTAACACCAGTAACCAATTCAATAAATATAAAAGACGTAGATAACATAAGACTTGTCGCGCAAGCTAAATGGAATCAGCAAACTCAACAATATCAAAACGTAACAAATGCAAATTACAGAGTCGCCTTTAATGAACATTCATCTGGATATCAGGTCAATCCATCCTTCGGTACGCAGCATTCGTTGTCAGCTCCAAATATAAATTATATAAATGCGAATTTTAAAATTGGTTCAACAGTTTACGGAACACAAAATGTATACGGAATCACTGATCAAATAAGTGACGAAATTGAAATAAATAAAGATAATGATATAAGCTCAATAGATAACCACAAAATTTTAATTGACGACTTAAAAGAATCTTTAGTCTATCCTATTGGAGCAATTCCACAAAATTTAATACTAGAAAATGAAAAGTCGCAGCCGAGTCCATTATATAAAACATTTCAAACTCAAGAAATAAAAGACCCTGAACACGGTGGAAGATCTGAAAATCCATATGATATAAATTCTCCAGAATACTTTATTCCTTCTTCTCCAAATATATTGATTAAAAGATACGATACACCCGATGCTAGCGGATTGCCTTCAGATACCGATTATTTTGAATCAGCCACAATAAGCTATTCCGATCCTACTAAATCTGTTGTGATTACAACTGGATTATCAGCAACGCCATACTATCCCTTTAAAAAGCCCATATGGTCAAATATTGAGGGAGTTGAAATAAAAAGTACTCCAATGATATTTGGATATCTTGATATGTTTGGCAACGCTTACAAGCAAACAGAAAAATTTGAAGATTCAGGCAGATCGCCCAATTCCAATCATGTAGATTCTTTTGTCGGTAAATATGATGTGAATAGAAATTCTTTTGGAATACCTTTTGAAAAAGCAGACGAATATATTATTTCTGAAATTAACCCAATTAGCCTAAATGAAGATATAGTTTTGTCTACATCTAAATCGGCGGTAAAATCCAGCGGCTATTCACCTAGTGAAATGATAGACTTTATTTACGAGGAGTATGACCCGCATATAGGGAATTACAAATACTCAAGCATTATGGTCGACGCAAAGAATGCAAGCACGTATGATAATAACTCTTTAAATATTTTTGACAACAAAGATCCAAGCCTAAAAACCGGCTGGTTGTATCTATCAGAGAATGAATATTACGTATACGCTAAACCAATAGTAGACATATACAATGGTCAGTTATTTGAGATCGACCTCTCACATATTCCAACACAGGCAGCTCCTATATTGGTAAATTCATACTCTAACGGTTCCACGATTAATTATAAAGAAGCTTATTTCAACGACGCTTCGACTCCTGGTAACGTAACTTTCCGCAACCAAGAAATTATAAATGGCTCAAAAGATTTAGCACTGTATTTAGCGTATCCAATAGTTTCAAATATTGGCATACAAGATTCTTTTACCGGAAAAATATTAACAACCTCTCTTTTAAATCCAGAATTTTACATATGGACTTTTGTAGACATTAATGGAAACCATGTTGTAGATACCGAAGACACTGGCATATACTATATTAGTTCTTCTTCGGCAATTCAGAGTGGAGATAGCTTTTACTCACATATTGGCAACAGACTACAGATACTAGATTCGGTAACACATCAAAGTGTGGTAGTGCCTGGGAGAGAATATATAGTGGACTATAATGTGGATGAAGCGTTTTATGTTGAAAGAAACGAAAAAAAGCTTTATCTCTCTTCAACTCCTTCAGATTCATCTATTTACAATGTTGTTTATGAGTCCTCTGAGTTTTTATCTAGTACGCCATCTGGATTATCTATTAACACAATAAATAATCCTATAGATGAGGGGTATATTTTTGTGTCAGATTCTGAGTATGATTTTGATTCCGCATCAGTATGGGTTTCTCCGTATAAGATCTCCAATTCAGAAAATGACTTTGTATATGTTTCCATAATTTCCTATGATGTTTTAGGCAATCCAAAGCCAAATCAAACGTTTAGAATATACGGGACTTACATGCAAGCCGATGAAGAATACCTAACGACTAACAACAATGGATTTGCTAAGACAACCGTTAAATATACTGGAGGTAATTCAGGTGTTAGTCTTAATTTAAATATTCAGGGTGTATCTTATCCTTCTTTTGGGGCAAATAAAAACAGCCAAAGCTCAGGGTTTTTAGAGCAATGCGTAATCAATTTAACAAAAAATGAAACTAGTCAATTTAAATTAAGGGCAGCCGTAGATAACCTTAATATTAAGGCTAATTTAATTGATAGCGTATACATATCTGGGTATGTAAGGAACAATAATACGCCTCCATCTAGTACGCCAATAATATATTGGAGAAAAGCAAGAACAGCCTATGACGCCCTCAACGAAATAGAATACGCCCAAAACCAGTCTGTCCCAGGAAGAGACGGGTATTCGGGATACGTAAAAGCGGATAAATACGGAAACTTTAATATTGGTCCATTTGACTCTCAAGACAGAACAAATCCGGGATTATGGTTTGTTGTCGTAGAAACCGAGATGAGTTCAACTCCTTCAAGTGAACCAGTTACTATATACGGTGACGTGGTGTATTGGTTTGAGAATTATGATAATATTCATTACTCAAATGAATTAGTACCGCTTCCCAGATTTTATACGGCAGTGCCGCTATCCGGTGATGAAATAATTAAAGAGCCTAGATTTAAATATGAATATGTTAACCATGAGTACGATGCATCACCGAGTGCAACGCCAGAGCTAAACTGGACTCCGCCAAAATGGTTCCCAATTTCTCGATATGAACAATATCAAATGGGTTTGTTCGGTTCAACCCCAAATGTTATTTCCTCTTATGGGAACATGTATGAAGATTATGAGGATAGTTAAATGAAAAAATTTGATAATTTAACAGTCAACAAAAAAGAATCAGCAGTAAAAGTTGGCTCAACCGTCCCGTCAGATGCAGCAAACTTGGCTTTTTATTCTAATGAATCTTTAAGCCCAAAAAATAATCTTTCTGTTGTTGACGTATCGAAAGCTATTCCGGAAAATACTTCTTCTTTAGCGGACGGAATTGAGCCATTTTTTGCAAATGAGCTTGGAATATTGGAGGATGTGTACGGGAATACTTTTTTTCCAACAGCCAATTTAACTGTAAGTGATTCGTTGATTGGTCAGTTATACAAAACAGAAATTCTTGATGAGTATCAAATAGATGCCACTCAATTTTTTCACTATTATTATGTTAGTAGGTTTTTTACTGCTGGTCCGCCTGGAATAAGTTTTTCTGGACTAAGTGATTATTTGAGCGAAAATAGAATTAAGTTCCTTAATATCAAGGTCGTTGATTCGCAAAATCAAGAGTACATCAATCTGGAAACCGGAAAGAAAAAATACAAAATACTTTTGGAGCCTTTTAGTACTGTTGAAAATTCTGACGAAGCCGATATACCATACAGGATAGTAGTTGGATTAGATGCAACAAAACCAACGAATCTAAAACTAATATACGACAAGGTAGAGTGCGATCTAGACGGAAATATCACTAAGCAGGATTTGAGATACTCTGAGACCATAAACGCCCATGAATATTTCTATTTGAATCCAGAAGAAAGTTACGTAGTTGATAATAGCTATAATAAAAAAGTTTACTCAGTTAAAAAATATAACAAAAAATATTCTGATGTTTTTTCAAAGAATATTAACTCTAGTGGATATAATGTATTCGTTCCCAAAAAAGCACTTGCAGATAATAGAACCTATGAGATTTTCAATTGGAGACTCGTAGCCAGATCAAAACAATCTGTTAATTTGGAATTAGTTGATTACTTTGCGAATATAGAAGAAGCCGAAGGAATAAAGCTAAGAACAGTAAAAGCTGCCGTTCTCTATGACTCAAATGACACAACTTCCTACGACAATATAGAGCCATACGTTTTCTACAGAATGCAGAATTCACCCTTTAATTTTTCTAAGTTTGTATTTGAAAATCCAAAATCTCAAACAAACGAAAAAAACGAGGCGACTTATTGGTTGGTCGATTTAAATTCCGTAAATACACTTGAAGGTTATGATGTCGTAACTTTTTGTCCAACAAAATCTCTTTCGGAAAAAGCGAAAACCTTGATATCTAACTACGTTAAATTGCAGAATGGAACAATTATAGTAGATGGATCCAATTTTCCTTCTGAGAGTAGATTCGTGTTTTCCGATATCTACATAAACCCAATATCAATTCAGGCCGTTCCTACCTACTATGGCTACAACGAGCAGTCCAAGATACTAGATGAAAATAAAAATGGTGGATGGAATATAAATAGTTCTATTTTTGAAAGTCAAAACTATGGTATTTTTGGATTAAAAAAGGATGTATATAGATATTTGAATTCCGCGACATCTTTAAAATCATTTTTAGATATAGGAATTTCGTCTAGTTCCGCTGGTTCAGTGGGCGGTTTGTTTGAGTTTTCCTCTGACGGCGATGCACTGGCGCAGGGAAATATCATATTCACTTCGTTCCCATTTTTAGAATATTGTAATTCTTTGTATTCATTGGGTGGAAAATCTACAGTTGTCAACTCAAACACAGGTCAATATGCCGTAGACGAAAGTGATGAAGAGGTAGTATCTTCCGTCGTTGAGGGTCCATTTAAGTTTTTTTACAACTGTATCTCCTTTGCGATGTATTCAAGGGCATATGCCGGAAGGTCTTTGGATACAAGATCATCTCTCTTCAATTTTGTTGGAGAATGGAATTCTTCTTGGGCAATGTATTCTGAAGCTCTTCTGGATAGCGAAAAAGAGGAATATTTTACAAATATTGTAATTGATAATTCCTCAACAATATGCGCAAGAGATTTAACAAAAGGATATAATTCTATAAAAGATTACTACCTGGAGTCTATATATCACAGCCTGCCATCTTATCAAAGAGATAAAATATCATTCATAGATTTTTCTAAAGTTGAATTTTTCATAGAGACAACAAATCCAGACATACAAATTCAAAATTCGACAAAAATTTTAGCTTCCGATGCACTGGCGCAATACAATATACCTACTTCGTACACTCTTTTTAAGTTAAACTCTGGGGACCAAAAGGCCTATGCCTATAGCAATACTATTTCTCCAAAGATAAATATTCCAGACGGATTTGGCCCGTATGTTGTGAAAGAAATTCCACACATAAAAAGTTCTGGTACAAGAAGTTTATTGAATCAAATAAACCCCGTAAACTACTTCCAGTCTTACCCGTTTAAATTTGTTACTGCCTACTCTTATCAAACGGCTTCAGACAAACCTCTCGGTTTTTCCGGAGATTTCTCCGCGAACATACAAATATATTATCAGGGTAAGGGCGAATTTTCTCAAGAAAAAAAGACTGGAACAATTGTAAAAAATTTCGTAATAAAAAGTGTGCGAAACACACCAATATATACCACTAGAACTCCACCGCCAACACCAGTAGTAACGCCCGGTTCGAGAAATTCGGTTCCCGCCGTAAATATAAAATCTATTTCAGAAATGTATTCTCCTCAAGGTACGGTGTCTAAAAGCGATAGTTATCAGTGGAGGGCATTTGACTACACTTATGATATAGAAAACGGAAACGGGCCAGATGCCTATGCGCTTGGGGCAAGAGGGGATTACGTAGAGTATATTCAGGAGGCCTTGTTCGCTGGCGGTTTTTATTCTCCTTCAGAAATTTGGGAGGCTGATATTACTGGCTTCTACGGAGTCAACACTCAAAAAGCTGTAAAAGCTTTTCAAGAGGCTATGAAAGCGCACAGGGTTGTATATTCTACCGATGGAACGGTTGACAGCGAAACAAAAGCACTGCTCGCTCACGCCATACATAATAATTATTTCGGAATGCAAAGTGTTTTGTTACGCCGTAGTGGAAACTGGTCTCGTTTCGCGGATGCCGCAACAAAACAAATAGGCAGAATAAATAATATCATTAATTCGTATAGCGCCGTAAATGGCGGAATTGAATACAAAAAAATAAATTACTCCGGCGTTACTGGAGCAAGAATATCAGAACTGCAAGACTATATATTTTTCTCTGTTCCAGATGGTTGGGAAACTGTTGAAAATATAGAGGTTAATTTTGGTAGTTGGAAAAATGTAACGGTTGCCTCTTACGGCTATTCTTCTCAAAATCATTCTAGCGGATATAGGGATGCTAGTGGAAACCTTATTATTCTTGGAGCAATACAGCAGGTTGAAGCAAGTTATCTCCCAAAATTCACATTGAATCAGAGCCCAGACGCTAATGGCAAAGTCACGTTGACCGTCAACAACACCATGGCAAGAGGGGCAAAGCATTTTTATATACACATAAAAACAAACGGTCAAGTTGGGATTGGAAACGCAGAAGGATATTCCTTAAGATCTATAACGTGCAATGTTAAAGCCGGAGATACCACTTCTACAACTCAACCACCTTCAGAGCAAGTGCAAACCGGTAATAATCGAACTTACCCAATAGAATCTGAACGGATCAGTCACGTATACTGCGATTCCCTCTTTGATCAAACCGGAGATAGAAGACGTCGCAAAATGGTATATCGAGGGAGATTCAAGCCTATATTATGACGGTCAAAACCTAAAATCAAATCAAAATGGTAAACTAATATTTACTATAAATGATGAAAAATATTGGCAATGGAGTGGATCAAGTTGGTCGCAACAAACTGTTAGCGCTGATGAAAAAAACCCTGACGGCAGTCCCGTTAACACGATTGACAGAAGAATAACCAATAGTGCAAAAACATTTACATATACAGTCGACGCCGTGGTTAACGCAATAGACGAGGGAGAATTTAAATCCATCAATCCTAACAAGCTTGAAACATTTAATTATGATACAAACTCAATAAAGACTAAGGATTTAACATTTCAAAATATCTCCTATAGTTATCTGGGAAAAAATTATTTAGATACTTTGGGATCAAATTTTTCTTTGTCTACAAGCAATCATAGAACTTCAAGTGGAGTCGTGTTTGATTTCAGTAAGCCCACTTTTGTTGGAGTAAAGGACAACTCTTCAGTTACTCTATCTAATGTCGTAACTGAAAACGGTGTCAATTTTGCCTCTCCTTTATCAGCAATATCAATTAATTATTCTCGGACAACCAAATCAAGACGTTGCTAATTACGGATTTTTCTTTCTTACAACTTCAGCGGCTTTTTATTCGGGCTCAAAAGTTACCACAACTGAAGAAAAAGAAGTAACCAATTATGTATTGATGGATCTTTCAAAAAAGATAATCCCTAAAAAAGAATCTGTTACAGTTCTTGATGGGACACTGTTGTTGTGTGATAGCTCAGGTAAACCAGTTGGCCTTCCAAAAGGTTCTGAAGTAACTTCTAAAATAACCTCTTCTTTGGCTGACGAAGAAATAGATTCGAGAATGGGTTTTATCTTTGTTAAAAACAAACTGGAAACTAACGAGGGTATGATTTTTGGATTTTATGACTTAAAAGAAAAAGAATTTTTAGGAAATAAAATAGCATTTGTAGACGTATTGTCTAGGGGTATTAATAATGTATACATAGCGATATCGGCAATAGACGCTGATGGAAATTCTCAAAATTCTATAGACTATATTGGACCCAAGGTTAGCACTACGTTTATCCCAGCTGATGTACCAATAAAAAGAATTTGCCCCGTTTATTCTGTCGCCTTTCAGGCTAGTAGCGCCATACAAATAGGAGATCTTCAATCTTATATTGACAAAAAAGAAGCTTGGCCCCTACCAATAACTCCTGGATCTTTTGGAAAATCAATACAACTTAAGGGCAATATGATATTTGATGACTGGAAATCAAATTATTTAAATAATACTTTATTTGCAACCTATGATACTTCGTCTGGAATAGCGGCTAATTGGTCAGATATTTTTGGAAAAGGTTTCTATGATATAAAAAATGAAAAGCCGATAATAATATCAGATAAGCAAATACAAATACGTCAAGCTCCATTCTTAGTTTGGCCAGAACCTTCAAATTATCCACCTTCTCAGATAAAAATATTTAAACCCCAACTCAATATCTATACAAGAGCTTCAAAAAATAACGAATGGGTAGAAGTTCCCTTTTCCAAGATTAGAGACTACAATGCAAATACGGGAATGATTGAGTTTACTGAACGTTTGGTTCCATCTAATGAATCTTTGATAAAAGTAAACTATGTAAGAAAAAGTTCTGATTTAATTTTGTATAATATAAACGGTAATCCAATTCCATTAAATCCATTTCTTAACTCTCAAGAAATAGAACTGAATAAGGGCCTTTATGTTTATACGATGCCATTAAAAATAGATAAACAATCTTCTTTAAGCGGTGGATTTACGTTGGTGCCGGTCACGGAATATCAAAATGAGTCGGTTATAAATTATACATATGATTCTAAAATTTTTGATTCTTCATCAATTAAATACAATCCATTTGCGCTGTTGATTGGTATAGTTTATTTTATAAATAACCCAAAAAGAAAAAAGACAAATCTGTCAGACACAAGACTAAGGGGCGGTGGATTAAAATCAAATATTGAATTACTAGAAATACAAGAAGTTCATAAAGACGCCATACATAATTGGGATATGTATCCGGTTCACGGAACCTCTTATCCTAGAGGTGGATTTGTAATCATAAAAATTCCCGAAGAGGTAAAGAATAACTTCAATTCCGTATTAGAAATCTATGAAATAATTCGATCCAACCTTACCGCAGGTGTTTCTTTTGAAATTCAAAATCTAGAAGGCGAGCCCTGGGAGATATAATGCTTAAAGAACTTCCCGAAATTATAAATAGCTTTTCTTTTAGTTCTCAGATAACTGTTAGTGCCCTTATCAAAGAAATGAAATTAGATAAATTTGATTTTGGTAATCTGGTGGCAAAGCTTTCTTCTATAAGATTGGAAACAAGTTATTCTCCTTCGGTATTTGAACAGTTTTCAGTTTTGAATAGAGAATTTTTTATAGATATGTTTAGGGACGCGGACTTAAGAATGAAGTCTTATTATTCTACGGCAAATATGATCAGCGCAATGCTCAACTCGATGGCAGATGTTCTTTTTTCTGAAATAGAAAAAGTCGAAAAAGATCTGGATGAAATGTCTGTTTATATAAAAAATTATGAATTTATTTCTGGCAAAGAAGACTTATATAATGTTAATTACATAGAAAAATTCAATACAAATACAAATGACTATAGGTTTGACGGATACAGTTTTGATCTTCCGGACAGAGATTCATCACCGTTTGACGAAAACGGAAATGCATATATTGACAAAAAAACAGGTGTCTTTAAAATAGGATCATATAGTGTCTCGGCATTTGATCCCCTTGGTGTATCCGATATAAGTATACAAAATAATTACTCAAATTATGTAACTACAGACACTGGATTCTATAATGCGTTAAACGAAAACAAATCAGATTCGTGGGCCGTAACAGTTAAGTCTCCCGTTATTTTAACCACAGACATTCCTGATGTAAGCAGATATATAGGATATAATCAATCGTATATATCTGGCGCAAAAACAGCCGTAGAAATCTCATTCGCCATTCCAAATCTAATGGACTTTATTAGAATAGTGCCAGGACACGGAAACGGTCTTCAACTATTGCAGATTGTATTGTTCTCGGAAAAAGACAAAGAGTATTCAATCTACTCCTCCTCTTCGACAAATGATTCAAGTGTTTTGCCGTCACCAGAAAATAACTTAGTAAGCGCTGTTCTTTCGGCCCCAAGAATGTTGGATTCAATAACGGATATTAACTTCGACCAAAAGCTTGTGAATAAAGCAATATTGATATTTAATCAACCAGTATATTCAAAAAATGAAAAAACAATTCCTCTGACAGAATTAACTGGAAAAATGCTAACACAAATAGCAAAAGAAATTAAGAATTCTAAAAAAGGAAACCCTGACGTTCTTCAAGACTTAGTTTACAATTTATTCTTAAAAAATAATTCAATAAAAGAATTTTTTAAAAATGATTACTTTAATGAAAGTTATTATTCTTTCAAATATCCTTATGTAAAAAATAATTTTTTAAATAAATCTTATAGAAAAGAATACACAAAAGAAAACATATCGTTTGATTCCTTGACCCTGAAAGGAAGCACAATGTTGTCTAGTGTATTTCAAAATTTCTTTATACACGCCCTTAAAGATCAGGGCGAATATTTTGAAGACATGACCTACATCGAGTCTTCTTCGCAAAAAAGGTCGATCTACTCATTTAAAAATTCTGGAATATTACCAGAAAAAAATTCAAACCTAATAAATCCAACTAGGTTTCAATCATTGACTCCAGAAACCGTATCAAGATCCAGCAATAATGTATTGAAGGACCTCTTGAGTATTGAAAAAAATGATTTATACGAATACGAATTCTCCATAAAGTCCATAGATTTTGCAAGAACAAGCGGAATAGAAAATTTGAAGGCTTGCTTTGTCAGTAAAAAGATACCCTTAAACGGTCATCCGCTTTCGGTTAAGTGCTTTATAGAAGAGCAAAACAATAAAGTAAATCTTGACTTATATAAATATGATCTTAAAACTCCAATTTCATATGAAGTTTCGATATCAAACGAAGATGTGCCAAATGAAGAAGAAGATTGGACACCGATAGTTTCTCATGGAAAAAACAATGTAGATTCAGAAGTTTTATTCTTTGACCTAAACGGATCGGCAACTACTAGATTTTCTTTTGTAAAAGAAACTTTAAAAATTTATAAAAATGGATATCTTATGTTGTCAAAAGATTATTATGTTAAAAATAATCAAATATTTTTGACATCATTTGACCCCGATTGCCTGTACGTTTGCCAATATGCATTGAATCTTTTGATATATAATTATGATAACATAGATTTAATTAAGTCGAATTTATTAAAACAATCCTCTAGCCCATACTCTGATTCAAATGGTCTTGGAGAAAAATTTGAAAGTACAGACTACACGTCAAGGGTTATCTTGAAAAATACTCCTTATATTAAAAACGAATTCGCCAAAGACGCAGTGTATAATCCAAACTTTGGAACTATATTTTCAGAAAAATATCAAGGATATAGTCCGGTGAAAGCGCTAATGTCTGATGGTAGCTACGCATTAAATATAACAAACTATACTAACTCAAAAGACATGCCAGTCTTTTCAGAATCATCTGGATATTTTTTCATTCAAAATGGAAAAGAATTAATATTTAATCAAGTAGTTGAAAATCCTTTTGTTGTTTATTATGATTATACGAATGATTCATTGAGATTCAGGGTCATATTAAGAAAAAATATTCCAAATATTCAATATTCTGGATCTATAGACTCAGTTATGCTAAAAACAAAAACGAAACAGTATGATTTTTATTATGATAAACTTAATAGAGTTTTGGTAAAGGATTAAATTATGGCTCAACTATCTCCGGATACATCAGTATTTGATCAAGTGTCAGTAGGCTTAACAGAAATTATGTCTAAGAAAAGTCAGGGAAAATACATATATAAAGAAGAAATTATAAATGATTTTAATGCGCTTTTAAGCAAGGCGTATACGTCAGTAGATTCGCTCTCTTTTGATCTAGATTTAATTAGTGTTGGCGAACCTCCATCATCAGAAAAAATGAATAAATTTTTCTCTAGCCTAAAAAATAATGTTAATATAACATCAAAACAATTGGATTATCTGTTAGCTAAAACAATAAGCGTATTCAACCTCTTTAACACAGAAATAGAAAATGAAAAAAAATATTCTAAAAGAATTTTTTCTAAAACCAAGATACTTCAAATGTATTCACAAAGTCCGGCGGAAGACGTAATCTACGTAGGAGATACATTTGATAATCAAGATTTTGTTGATTTTTCAAAGATATCAAAGTCTCAAAATCCGTTATTTGATTCAGGATCAATGAGTGTTCAAATAACTTCTAGCAGAAAATGGACACCTAAAAGAGTAACAATAAATCCGTCAAATGGAATTCCGGGGAATAACCTAACTGCAATAAAAAAAATTGATGAGATAGCTGAGACACCAGTCAGCTACTCATATCAAGGCAAAGCATCTTCTTCTAATATATTGAATATATTTGATGAAAATCCAATAACATATTATGAGTATGAGGCATTTAATGTTCAAAAAGCCTTTGCCGGTAATTCATCAAACATTGAATTTTCTTATATATTAGATAATGCAATAATATTAAATTCGGCAAAAAATAGTTTGTTCAATTGGGCAAAACACGATTTAAGAGAACCTTTAAAATTGAAATTTTCAATCATTGCGGACAATTCTTCATTGGCAAATATGATAAAAATAACTCCATATTTTGGATCATCAAAAACAATTAAAGTATCCAATGTGTATGTTACAGATCAACAAGGCCAGGTTGAGGACGTATTAAGTCAACCTATTTTCATAGGATCTTCTATTAGTTCTTTTTATTCAAATAATGATTTTAAGTATTTTGTAGATTCAGCTACAATAAGATTTCCAGAAAGAAAAGTTCTAGAAATAGAAATAATTATGCATCAAGCCGATTACGAAGACGTAGAGATACTTCATTCTTATTGGGAAACAGACTACGCTCAATCGCAAAATGACAATAGTCCGTTTTTTGGTTCGGTAAAATTTGATCCAGAGTCCTTAAGTAGGGATATTTATCAGGAAATAAATTATAATAAATCAGAAATAATTCCACCAATAAGTGATCCAACTCTTTTTTCCAAAAAGGAAATACTTAAAAAACAAATTTCCGTAACGCTAAAAAAGAAGGCAGTTGGGTCTTCGTCAGAATCAGTGGAATCTTACAAAATTCCAATTAACCTAAATAGAGAAGTGCTTAATGCTAAAAGAATGTCTATAGGCATAAGAGACGTGTCTATTCAGCATATTGTGTTAGCGCAATCCGCGGAAATTGTATCTTTCCCGTATCTATTTGATAAATCCGTAGAATCGGTTATGCTATCTATAGATAGCGATTCATCGGTTTTTTCAAAGGATAAAAAATTAATATCTTCATACATATCGGTTGATGAAGGAAAAAATTGGATAAAGATAAATTCAACTCAATCTGGGTATAATTCTTCGGGCTCAAAAGGTACACCGGAAGTCTTGGTTTTCAATCAAAATGTTCCTCCGGGTTATAAATTGCCCGGTGTAGAATACTATAATCATCCACAGATTCCACAAGATATTAGGAAAATACTGGTTAAGATCATTATTGAAAAGGATGTAAAGAACAATATGTCTCCGCTTGTTTATTCATACTCATTGGCCGCAAAGGTTTCAACAACATGAATATAGCCACTATTCAAAAAAGAAGGTTTTTAAACAACATATATAAACTCATATATTCGTCTGGATCATCCATAAATCAATCAATGGTTAGGTCTTTGTTTAATGAATATTTTTCTATTAATACTCCAGGTTTTCCAATCAATATTAATTACAATGTAATTAGGTCGTTGTCAAAAACAGATGTTGATGTTTTAAATGAGATAATGGCCAATACCGTTTTCAACGTAGACGTTTTGTATGAATCAATGTTGGAGAATAATGAAAAACTATTTTCAACTGTTACTTCATTGAACAAAAAACTACAAGGTTTAAGAGAAAAAAGATCACAACTAGAGTCCATGGTTGATGATCTAATTTTTGCAAATAACAATACGGATGGATATTTCTATTCCTATACGGAAAATTTTTCAAAGACAGATAAGATAGATTTGTCTTTGACGGATTCTGCATTTGTCGATACAAATTTAAAAAACGTAACCTTATCAAAATTACAATCCGAACAGTTCAATATAATTACTCTAGATAATTTGACTAGTGTTGAACCGGAATTTGCGGTTTATATTAATGGTCAAAAAACTCCCGACACCATAGATTCAACTAATTTTTTAAATGTCTTTGATGGATTAACTGATACATATTGGAATCATACTGTCTCTCTAAAATCCCCCCAAACTGTTTCGTTGTCTATTTTAATTCCAATTTCGGTTTTTTCTGTTATATCTAAAATAGATGGAATCTTATTGACATCTTCTCCAATAAGTGTTAACGTAAAAGCAAATTATCAAGATGCTACTAAGGGTACCGTTTCCAAATCAAAAAATTCAAAGGGAGATTATGGGTCTTTCTCTTTTGCAATTCCTTCCGACAGATATTCTTCTATTGAAATAATTTTGCAAAAAAACGAACCAGACTACATAAAAGAAGACACAGATTCACCATATATTTATAAGTTTGGCGTGAGAGATTTGATAATTGGATCTAAATACTATGCAAAATCGGGTATTCTTGTATCTTCTCCTTTGTCTCTTCCTGTTGAAAAAAATTCAAGCTTAGTGATAGACGCAGTATCAATAGAGTCTTCCGAAGAAATAGACGAAAAGACATCAATTAATTATTATGTAGCCCCCAATAATCCTTCAGCTGAAAGCATATCCGATTTTGCCTGGGCACCAATAAGTCCAACTGGTTCCGAAAGAGCCGGATATCCGTCGACAGTATACCTTGATGGCTCGTCAAGGATAACCATACCAATAAAAACGGCACCTAGCAAGGATACGATTTCTTACATACCCATAAAAACAGAAGCAAAAAACGCCAATGAATTGAATCCAAGTACAGGAATATATTTAGACAAAAACGTTTACAGAATAGCTGCACTTGATTCAACCTTAGATTATTATAATCCATTATTATTGGGCGGAGTAAATTGTTTTAATCATCATTATATTGTAAATCTACAACAACCAAAGCAAGGCAATTATAAAGATCTGCAGTTTTGGAGTAACCAATTAAAAGAAAAACCCAGTAACCTTCTTTATTCAACCCTAAGAGAACAAACCGGTTCAATAATTCCGGGTATAAACCAAGCCTCATCCGGGCATATTAGCTGTTCAATAATGAGATCTTCAGCATCTGTGATTACCCACACCGTAGTTAAGTCATCTTCGGACTTTGCTTTGGCTATTTATCTAAATGGAAAATTAATTGCGGATCTACCCGAAGGCTTAAAAACCAAGGCTATCCAATGGAATTTTACCGAGGGTGAAAATAAATTAAAAATAACTTACGATAAAGAATACGTTGGTCAAATAAACTTTTCTCTAATTGAGGGCTTAAATCTTTCTAGATATGGCACAATATTTACTGAGAAGTTTACCCATCTTGATCCAATTGAATTTCAAAATAGGGCAACTAATGATAATTATTTCTTTACTATAGATACTATATTTGGAAGAAAAGAACTCCTTTGCGCCAAAGAAATAATGGGTGATTCTAACTTTATATTTACCTTAAAGAACAAACTAAACGTATCTTCTATAAGATACAGGGTTGATTTAAATAGATACGACAACCCTTACTGTTCCCCAATGTTAGAATCTATAAGAGTAAAATTTAAACATGGAGAATTATAAATATGCCTAAAACTTTTTCGATAGAACAATCCTTTAGCATTAAAGAGCCAATGTTTACAAGATCAAGAAACCCATACAGGGGTTCTAGGTCTAGTCTCGAAAATAATTTAGAAATGAATTCTCTTATAGTAAATTTTCATAGAATAAAAAACTCAACTGAATTAATAAAAAGTACAATAGATGACCTAAGCAAAAATCTCGTAGGTCAAGTTTCAGGTGAATCAATTTACCAAAATACAGACGATGGAAGCGTTTATGATTTAGGTGACATAACAGTATCCATAGATGAAGATGAGCAAGACATGATTATTGATACTTTGAGTAGAATTTCCGGAAAATTAAAAAGACTAGAGAGTAAAATTAAAAAATTAGAGAGTGGTAATTAATATGTCAGATACAATTCACACAAAAAAGAGAAGCGCTCAATACAGAGGACCTATCGATAGCGCAGATCAAAACTCTAGAATAGAAGAAAATTATAGAGACTTGTTGCATCTGTATAATAAGATAAAAATAGTTGACTCAAAACTAGCCGAATCCTTTGAAAGAGTTATCAAGGATCAAATGTTTTTGGGAAACTTCGTAAAAGATTTATCGGATAGAATTGCTGCTTTAGAAGCCGCCGAAAAAAGAATATCAATTCATTCATTTTCTCAACTAGATTATGTTGGCCTTACGGGAACAAGTTTTGCCATAGGATCAAGCGAACTTTTATCCTTTGACCCATACTATAATGCAATAACACTACCAAAAATCAGCGGCTCTTCTGTTTCAAAATTAAAATTTTTTAATTCTTCTGTTGGTCAACTAGTACCAGATTTTTTTAAGACAAAAATAGACAATAGTTTTGTTGGCGCAGACAGTGTAGGAAGCGTCATTTCAACTACCCCGGTTTACAATGCCATACTAGACGATCCAAATAAGGTTTGGAAAAGAAGTATTATTTCTGAAGAATCTTCTGTCTCCGGAGCTCAAATGATGTTTTATGTAAAAATACCGTCTGAGTTTACCGGATCTACAAAAGTAAATTGCATAAAAATAAATCCATATCCGATGTATTCTGTTGATATATCCTCCATACAATATACAATCAATCCAGCTCCAGTTTTGGCCGAATCTGATTCATGGATTCCCTTAAATTCAACCGGCCTATATAATAATGTCCAAGACGCTATAGGCAAAGTGGCTCCCGGTGGATGGTCAACTCTTGGTTCGGATACAATATATAATTCTGGACCACTTATATTTTATTTTGCAGAAAAAAACATAACTGCAATAAGAATAAAAATGAATCAAAAAAATTATTTTAAAGAATTAAATAAATATATTTACACCTATGGTCTTTCGGATTTAGATATTAGATGCGATAAATTTCTTCCGTCTGGAAAAACTATACTTAAGTTTACTGCTCCACAGGGACAAATGATAAATGAAATTACCGATGTAGAGCCCTCTATTTATAATGTTCCCCTTAGTCAAATGTCAAATGCGTTCAGCTATAGGGTTATTTATAATGATTCGGGAGTGTATTCCCTTAGTAATCCGGGGGCATCAAGCAGCGTTTGGGTTGAAGTAACGCTAAATATGCTCGACGATAAGACCTCTCCGGTCCTTTCAGACTTAGTAATAAGCTATAACTAATTACTATATAGACACCGAATACCTTTAACATCAAGGAGAATAAGATAATGGCAACTTTTTATGTTGGCCCAAGACCGGTTCTTAGGGGTCGCAGCACGACAGATATGGTTAATGTATTTAAGGGCACAGCAGGCAAATATTCGTTTTATCCATTGTTTGCCCCTGGTCTTTTAACTGGAGCGCCAGATAATGATCACGTTCCTGGAACGGGCAGGCATCCTGGTAATCTTTTGCTTTCTCAAATTTTCACTGGGTCTACTCTTTATATCCATCCGCTGTCTGGCACATTTGCCAACGGCGTTGGGTACGCCGGTGGAAGATTTGGGCCAATGGAGTTTAAGGGCGTATCTGCAGCGTTTAGCGCCAATTACGGACACGCTTCCGATAAGACTAGGTCGTATTCCCTCTATTCAAATTACTTTTTTGATGGTGTAACTTCGTCGGAAATTTTTGCTTCGGGTTACGGTCACGCAAAAAGAGTGACGGACTACGGCCTTTATAATAATTATGAGTTTGATGGAGTTACTTCTACAAACGTATTTCCAGAAGGATACGGTCAAGCCAATACTTCTTCGGAATACGGCAGAAACAAGGTTGGAGAGTACAACGGAGTTCCTTCGGCAAAAGCTTTGTAACAATACATATTTCTGGTTTCAGTATGATATAATTGGATGCGCGGAGGCCAGTGAGCTATGAGACAGGTCCCGTCTGGGTAAAACCAGGCGGGATTTATCTTTTGGTTTGAAAGTTTTATGAGTTTAGATAGTTTTATGAGGGATTATGAATGTCTTTAGATGATCTTAAAAAAGTCGTAGAACAAGATATCATACCAATGGACGTTGCAGAAAAATATTTAAATATATTTGTGGCAACAGTTGATTGGAAATATCATATAAGATCTCTGTGGAATAGCTCTGGCAAAAAAATGCCTACAGAAGAGCAAAGAAAAAACCATGTTAAAAAAGCTATCTCTTGTGCCACATTAATTTCATATGAGGAAGGTACTACTATACCTAATCCTCCAGAAAATATATTGTTTTGGTGTACAGGATGGGAACAATTCAATAAAAAAGATTGGTTTTTAGATTACAAAAAAAACATCAAGAATGATATAGAAATAACGCAAAAAAGAAATGATATAATAAAACTTGGAGTTATTGATCCAGTAGACGTTTCTCCTATGAATAGGCAAGCTTTTAATTGGTTATACGAAAAATGTAGAGACAAAGGTAAATTATCATTTGAGGAGCTTAAAAATCTTGAGCCAAAGGTATTTAATCTTGTTAAAGCCTACGGCGGCGCAGTAATATGTAATGTGTTTATGAATCACAAAAATAATATAGAAAAGATATTTAGTTGGAGAAGTGGTTATTTTTTTGAAAAAGAAATACATAAGATTTATTCAATGGAAGATATCATTAAAATTAAGACAACAGAAATTAAAAAAACAAATCCAAAATATATTAAAAGAATTATTAGTTAGGAGAAAATATGACAGAAATAATTGAAGATACAGAAGTCGGAAATGCCAATCTAGCAAACGCAATTGATAGAACGGTATCAATATTTTCTTTTAGATTAACAGATGATTTTATAAATTCATATAAAGAAAAAAGGGCTCCTTTTGGGTATAGGGATGCTGGTGGAAACTCTGTTGGAGAAATTACTTTCTTGCGCACCTATTCTCGTTTAAAGACCGACAAGACAAAAGAAACCTGGGTAGATGTTTGCGAACGAGTTATAAATGGAATGTACTCTCTTCAAAAAGATCACTGTAAGAAAAACAGACTTCCGTGGAACGATGCCAAAGCTCAAGCTTCAGCAAAGGAAGCCTTTGATAGGTTGTTCAACCTAAAATGGACTCCGCCAGGACGAGGGTTATGGGTCATGGGCACCGAGCTGGTAAATACGCAAAAGAACTCCGCTGCCCTTCAAAACTGTGCATTTGTTTCTACTTTAGAGATGACAAAATTAAATCCAGCAAAACCATTTGCATTTTTAATGGAGGCTTCTATGTTAGGGGTTGGAGTTGGATTTGATGATAAGGGTTCTGACAAGGAATTCCAAATATATAAACCGAATAAAACAAAGCAGATTGAGATGATAGAAGACTCAAGAGAGGGTTGGGTTAACTCTGTTGCGTCTTTGATAAATTCATATCTAAAACCAGATCAAAATGAAATAGAATTTGACTATTCCATGATACGCCCATTTGGAACTCCAATAAAAACCTTTGGAGGAACAGCTTCTGGTCCAGCTCCATTAGAAAAGTTGCATTCAGCTATTAGAAAACTCTTTTTATCAAGAAATGAACAAAAACTTACCAGAAAAGATATAGCAGATTTGGGAAATCTAATTGGTGTTTGCGTGGTATCTGGCAATGTTCGTCGTTCGGCCGAGCTCCTAATAGGGAGAATAGACGACAAAGACTTTCTTAACCTAAAGAATTCTGAAATCTTTCCTGAAAGAAATTCTTATGATCCGCAAAATCCTGGTTGGGGTTGGATGTCAAACAATTCTGTTGAAACAGAGGTCGGTACAGATTTGTCCCCAATAATTGACGGCATATCTATGAATGGAGAGCCGGGAGTTATTTGGATGGATGTATCCAGAAAGTATGGAAGATTAATTGACCCACCCAACAACAAGGATCACAGAGTCGCTGGATATAATCCCTGTGCAGAACAATCACTTGAATCATACGAATGTTGCACATTGGTTGAGACATATCTTGGAAGACACGATGATTTAGAGGATTATCAAAGAACACTCAAATTTGCATATCTTTATGCAAAAACAGTGACGTTACTTCCAACTCACTGGGAAGAAACCAATGCAATTATGCAAAGAAATAGAAGAATAGGTGCGTCTATGTCTGGAGTTGCTAACTTTGCTGATCGTCACGGTATGCCGATTCTAAAAGAGTGGATGAATCAAGGATACAAAACAATTCAAAGATACGACAATGTGTATTCCGAATGGCTTGGGATTAGGGAATCAATTAAAATGACAACGGTTAAGCCATCCGGTACAGTTTCTATTCTTGCCGGAGAATCTCCCGGTGTTCACTGGACACCAGGTGGTAAGTTTTTTAATAGAACAATCAGATTTTCTAACGAAGACCCTATGCTTCCGCTTTTTAAAATGGCAAACTATAAAGTAGAACCGGCAGCGGAATCTCCGGACACAACTTCTGTGGTTTATTTTCCAATTAAATCTGATGCCGTTAGATCAGAAAAAGACGTAACAATATTTGAAAAAATGGCCTTAGCTACTACGGCTCAGAGATATTGGTCAGATAATTCTGTTTCGGTTACAGTTTCATTCGACAAAGACACCGAATCTAAGTATATTGGTACGGTTCTGCACATGCACGACGGTCAGTTAAAAACCGTATCATTTTTACCAAGTGGCAATGATACATATCCCCAAATGCCCTATACTCAAATATCAGAGCAAGAATATCTAGATCAGGTAGATAAGCTTTTTCCAATCGATCTTAGTGGCGTTTATGCGGGATTGGCTTCAGATGCTATAGGCGAAAGATATTGCACTACAGATTCATGTGAAATTAAGTTTTTAAAAGATAAATAAGGAAAATAAAATCAATTAATTCACAGATATTGTGGTATAATATAAGCCTATGGAAAATATAGCTCACTTAGAAGATACTAGATCTGTTTTGGGGAATGGCTATGTCAGACTTGTGGATAAAATGGGGTCTGATTTGTCTGTGGCTAACGCAGCAAGAGCCTCTTTTGCCAAAGAGAGCAAAGAGATGTCCACGTCTGATGCAAGATTAATTAGTTTTTTGGCTAGAGAAAATCATATGTCCCCGTTTAGACATGCCTTTGTAACCCTTGAATTAAAAGCGCCTTTATTTGTGGCGCGACAGCACTGGAAATACGTTGTTGGCTCAGATCATACAATGGATTCTTGGAATGAGTCTTCAAGAAGATATATAACTATGGAGCCGGAATTCTATATTCCAAGTTCAGAAAAATGGCGTTTGGCACCAGAAGACAAAAAACAAGGCTCTGGTGGACCAATAGATCCATGGACTGGATCCGTTTTAACGGAGGAGCTCTCTAAGTACGTTGCTCAGGGCGAGGCGCTGTACAAAATGGCCATGAACAATGGGGTGGCTCCAGAGCAGGCAAGACTGTTTCTTGCGGCCTACGGAATGCACGTAGTCTATAGATGGTCGTGTAGCCTGCAATCTGTTTCTCTGTTTTTGAATCAAAGACTTTCCTCTGATGCTCAATGGGAAATAGTAGAATATGCAAAAGTAATTGACGAACTTGTTACTCCTCACTTTCCAGTATCAATGTCTTGTTTGGTGAATAGAAATGTTTAACAAAATAGTTTTTGTTATCTTGTTTACCATCTTATTTAGTTGGGGCCTCAATTTAAATACCCTTTCTCAAATATTAGAGGATCAAAAACAAAGAAGATTGTCTTTGTTTCTTGCAGCATTGTCCGGTTTTTTAATGTCTCTTTTGATAGTATTTTTTATATAAATGCCAGCCTCTAAATTAAATTACATCATCGTTTACGATAATCATAGTCAGGTTTATGGTTCTTCTTCTGACAAAATAGCTATCGAATCTCCTCCTCCGGAAGGAGTGTCGGAAAAAGACAAGCATATTTTTTTTATAACATACGAACCGGATACTCAGAATGTGTGTGTCCACAAACTAGATCCAAAAAACATGGATGCAATAGAAAATAAAAGCAATAAGAGAAAGAAAAAAGACAGTGAGTAAGAAAACAAATTTAAAGAAAAAAGTAACTATTAAACTTGAACCAGGTCAATCATTTTTAATAGAAGATCTTGATATATTAATGCATATACAGAAAACTTATGCAAATCTTTTAAGAGGCCAAGTCCCACAAGATGACAAAGTTGTATACGCCAGAGTTATTGCCGCCGTTAATTTTGCAGTAGAAAACGTTAACAACGCCTCCTCTAATAATTATGACGATCAATGGTAAGGTATGATAGACCTCTGCGTTGTCAACTACAATACTAAGTCACTACTAGAAAGATTATTAAACAGTCTTCACGACCAATTATTCACTGGAAATCATTTAGAAAAGTTTTGGAATTTATATATAGCCGATAACGGTTCAAGCGATGATACGGTAGATTTTTTTAGGTCTAAAGAAGACGACTATTTAATAGATAGAGTGTCTTTAAATAAAAACATTGGCTATTCAGCTGCATGCAATAAGCTTGCGGCCATTGGATCGAATAGTGTTATAGGATTACTTAATGCTGATGTTTGGTTTACAAACGAAGATATAACAAAAATCTGTAGAATATTTAATCAAGAACAAGACGTACACATCCTTGGTCCGAAACAAAGAGATGAATATAGCCTTATAAGGCACGCAGGAATTGTAGGCACTAACACTCAGCCTAGGCATAGGGGGTGGATGGAGCCTGATCCAACAGACTCTCTTTATAGGGATAGGGTTAATTGCGTTACCATATCTGGTTCTGCATATTTTATCAGAAGATCCGTATGGAATGAGTTAACAAACAATCCTAAGTATAGGGAATTATATCCTGAAGCTAAAGGAGCGTTTCTTCCAACGCCTCATTACTATGAAGAGACTTGGTGCTCGTATTTTGCAAGGCATTTAGGCTATAATGTAGTGTATGATGGTTCTGTGTCGATTGGTCATAGCTGGCACGCCTCTTCTCCTAAGCCGGGAGAGGGCTACAGTCACGCCGATGCACAGTTCAAGGTAAGTCAATCAATATTTCGCAAAGCATGCGATTACATAGGAATAGAAAGAGATTAACGTGTCAGATAAATTGAACCCATGGATATACAATGCAGAAGTTAAAAAAGTAGTTGATGGTGACACATTTGATATTATCATCGACCTTGGCTTTGATACCCTTAGAAAAGGTAGAGTGCGTCTTTATGGTGTAAATACACCAGAAAGTCGAACAAAAGATGTAGCTGAAAAACAAAAAGGTTTAGCGGCCAAAGAGTTTACTGATCAGTGGCTCACTCGTGCAAATCACAAAGTTAAAATAGAAACTATTTTAGATAAAAATGAAAAGTATGGTAGAGTGTTAGCTAAAATTTGGGACGAAAGTGGCAACTGTCTCAACACAGACATCGTTACTGCAGGCCTCGCTAGGGAATACTATGGTGTAGGTGATAAAACTTGGACAGAGTTTAAAAAGGATAAGTAATGCAAACATTCTTACCTTTTCCGAACTTTAAAAAATCTATTCAAATTCTTGATTCAAAACGTCTTGGCAAGCAAAGAGTTGAGACTTATCAGATACTGAATATCCTTTTAAATAGGACAGAAAAGAAAGGCTGGATAAATCATCCAGCTGTAAGAATGTGGAAAAATTATGAATCTGCTCTGCAACTTTATCAAAACTACACAATATCCGAATGGATTAAAAGGGGATTTGAAAACAATATGTCATTTGAAACACTGTTAATAGAGGCAAAAATGCCTTTTTGGTTCGGAGACGAAAAGCTTCATAGATCACATAGATCAAACTTGCTAAGAAAAGATTGGGAATATTACTCAATATATTTCAACGAGGATCCAACACTACCGTATTATTGGCCATCAAAAGAGGACAATCCAATTTCAGTTTGATTTTTTCTTTTTGATCGTGTATACTCATATGAGTAATATACGCAAACTAGAAAAGGATAATCAACATGGCAGAAAATAAATTCAAGTACTTCACAGTTACGACTACGTCAATTGTAAAGGCACCAACTGCAGCAGAGGCGCAAAAGATTGCGAAAAGCAATACTCGTAAAGTCTCCGGTGCACGTGGAGAGCTACTTTTTAAGGATGTAGAGGTAGAAAGAATTACTGCAGTACAAGCCCGCAAGCAAGTAGAGGCTTAATTTTATTAACCAGGCTGGCGGTGTATGCCGCCAGCCGATATAATTATCGGGATTTATAATGCCTAATCAAAAAGTAATTGCACAGATGGTTGGAAGAAATGAAGAAAGTAGATTCCTAAAGGAAGTACTTCAAAGACTTTCTGCTCAAGTAGACGAAATTGTTTTTACAGACGACTGCTCAGAAGATAATACGCATTCTATAGCTTCTAATTTCTGCCATACATATAAAACAGAAGAGCCCACCTTTAGTGTCCATGAAGGTAGGTTGAGATCTATTGCTTGGGGGAATCTTTCTAAGCACGCTAATCCAGGTGATTGGATTATTGCAATAGATTGCGACGAAATGCTACATGATAAAAATGATGTATCTTTATTGGATATAAAAAATATATTGTTTAAATCTGAAAAAGATGTGGTTAATGTTAGGTTTTATCATATGTGGAATTTTACTCAATATAGAGTAGATAAACTATGGGCACCGAACAATAGTTCTAGGATATTTAGATTCATACCTAGCGGAGTTTTTTCTGATAAGGTTTTAGCCTGCGGATCTGAGCCAACGTATGTCATTGATTGGATGCGTCAAAGAAATTACTGGATAGATTCGGGCCTTGTTATGCAGCATCTTGGATACATATATGATGAAGATAAAAGAAAAAAATACGAAAGATATTCACAATTAGATGGTGGAAAATTTCATCAATTAAATCACATCAATTCAATATTAGATAAAAATCCAGTTTTAATTAACTGGGGCAATTTTGGAATATAGAGGTTAAAATGAAAAACGTAAAAGACTCAGTTATAGAACTTACAAATATGATGTCAGAAGATGAAAAATTTGCATTTATTAATGTATCTAAGTCTTCGATTATTGGATTAAATAAAAAGAGTGACAAGTCATTTCCATCTCATATTTCTAAGGAAATTATAAAAGCAATTAATATAAATCATCCAAGAGTTATGAAAAGTGTTTCTTCAGACCTAGCAAGTGAGATCTTAGAAGAAAAGCATAGTTCCATAGGCATCAAGAAAAATCATAGATACTATTCTCCAAATGTATTTGAGTATTATTATGAAAGAGATAAATCAGTATTTAATTCTATTATTGAATTTTTTATACAAAATACACCAAATCTTATAGTTACGCTTCACGATTATAAAAGAATAAATAATTTACTTGGTGTTAGATCAAACGTTATTAGCGTAAGTTATCATAGTTTGTATAAAAAGTTTGATGAAATATATGAGAAAATTCATTCTATGAATGGCAAGGTTCAGTATTGCCTGCTAGATTGCAGTTCTTTGGGGTTGGCTTTGTCTCCCAAAATTTGGGAGAACCTGGATATGTCGATAATAGACTTTGGAAAGGCGTTAAATTTCACCAAAGATTACAATTCGGCACCAAAACATGCTTCAAGATAAGGACACTGACGATATTGAATATCTAACAGATTTGATGTTTGATACTTCGCTTTCTATATCAGAAATATCTAGGCAATTGGGTTGGCCAATTTCAAAAACAAATAAAGAAATAAATAGGATAGGTCTATCCTGGCTAAAAGATAGCAGGAAAAAAATGTCAAGGGGTCAAACAGCCCTTACATTGATTATGAAAAAATTATTGCCTGGTGAAAAAATAGTCAATGAATTTCACATAGGCGATAAAATGAAATTAGATGTTTACTGTCCGAAGTACAAAGTTGCAGCAGAGTATCATGGTAGGCAGCACTTTTTTTATACTCAAAGATTTTTTGAATCAAAATATGAATTTGAAGAAGCTCTGCAAAGAGATTCTAAAAAATTAGATTGGTGTAAAGAGAACGGTGTTGCATTAATTGTATTTAGGTATAACGACAAGCTAAGCGAAGAGGCTGTATTTGAAAGAATGATACAAGCCATAAGAAATAGCCCTCATATACCAAAAGAAAAATCAAAGAAACGCGTAGTGGACACAACAGCATACAGAATTGCTAAAAAAAAGAACTCTGAATACAGAAAAAAATCCTATCAGCTATTTAAAGAAAAAAGAAATGTCAATAGAAGCAAACGAAACAAATAAAGATAAGATACCATTAGAGTATCAAATATTTGCTCTGTGCTTAAAGAAGCATGGTGCAATAAAGTACTTTGCGGAAAATCTACCACAAGAAATAGTTGGTTTGATACATAACGAAAAGGGAATTAACGAATTTTACTTAGCTATTCTTGGCTATTATAGTGCAACAAATCTTGAGATAATAGATCCGATAGCATTTAAATCTTGGCTTGAAACAGATTCGGATATATATGAGGCTCTTGGCGGCAACGCAGGGGTTTCAGTTATGTTAGATATTCTTAACTCTCTTGAATTATCTGAACCCGAATCTATTACCGAATTGGTTAAGCATAAGGCTAAAAAAAGAAAACAAATAAATTATTTACAAGAACTTCAATCAATATTGACCCAAAAGGGATTAAAAGATGAGGCGGACTTAGAAAGAATACAGGTTCTTACATCTGAAATAAGAGAGTTAGAAAATCAAATAAGGTATGATCCACTAGAAAAAGTTACTAGCGGTAGTGATATTATTAAAAGAGTCAATTCAATTCTTGACATACCAAACTTTTTGCCAACACAATTTAAGTCTTTAAATAGAGCAATGGGGTATACGGATAGCGGTGGATTTTTTAGGGGAGCCGTACATGCAATCATAGCCGCATCTGGCAAGGGCAAGAGCACGTTTGCCAAATGTTTGGCAAATAATTGGCTCGATAATGGATATAGGGTTTTATACGTTAACTTTGAGGAAGCAATAGGTCATTGGGAAAGAATATTAATGACGCAAATAATAGGAAAGAACGTTTATGCAGAGTATTCAAAATGGACAGACGAAGAAAAAAATAAATATTTAGATATATTTAAAGAAAAGCTTCTATTTTGGGGTGACAGATTAATGGTTAGGCACGATCCAGATACCCCTTATTTTGAAGATTTAGAATTCTGGCTTAGGGATATACTGGGTCATAATGTTGACCTTCCAGATGTTATAATAATTGACACAATACAATCAATGTTTACCAGAGGTGGCGGTAAGGGCAAGCCTAGGTGGGGAGAATTTGAAGAAATGATGGTTCGCCTAGAAAAATTGGCCAGAGATATGAATTGCGTATTAATAATAACCGCTCAAGAGAACGCGAATAGAATGAAAGAAAAAAGAGAAGTCGTTCAACAATCTGATACTGGTGGATCTTTAACAATTCAACAGAAATGTGCGGTCACCATTTTCTTAACGGAAAAAAGATTAGCTACTGACGATGAAACAGAAGACGAAAATATAATGCAGCTTCAAATTCCCAAAAATAGAATAACGGGGTCTGCATTTTTATATGATCCTCCGCTAGTAAAATACGTTGATAGTAAAAAGGTATACGAAGAATACGAGCCGGTTACTAGTGATTCTTACTCTGGATCCTCCCTATTAGATGACCTGTTAAATGATAAGGATTTTCACTAATGAGTACCATAACAGTCGAGGCAATAAAAGATTTTCAAATATGCGAGAGACTTTTTGACTATAGGCACATACAAAAAATGTCTGAAAAGATGTATTCCCGCGAAATTAATTCAGACAAATTTGAAAAAACAATAAAAAATATTATATGTTTTTTTATGTTTAAAAAACAATCTGGATCTTTGCCTTCCTACGCAGCAATATTAAATAGGTGGGAAAAGATGTGGTTTCCAAAAGACACGAATTCTTATGACATTATTACCGAGCAGCATGAAACAGTCTACGGAAACATGTCTAGCTTAACTACAAAAGCCGCGAACTCACTCTTGTTGTTCTATAGTCATTATTCTAAGATAGATTTTGTTCCCATATCAATATCAGAAGAGTACTACATTTCTACCAGAAAAGGAATTAGCATAAAAGATTCATTTGATGTTATAGTATATTTTGATAAGACATTCTATGTTATAAAAATACTCTTTAATTACAAAAATAGCAAAAAAGATATTTATAAAACTGATTTTGCATGCTTGAAAAAGGGATTTGAATCAAGACATCCGGACAAGTCTCATATAACAAAATATGGATTCATAGATATGATGAGTCAAAATATAGGCTTTCAAGAATATTTGTTGAGCCAAGATGATATAATGGTTTTCGATAATTGGTGTGATAAAATAGATGCAACAGAAATTTTTATGAATAAAAGAGGCTTAATATCATACTGTAAAAAGTGCCCCTTTGATGATCCATGTTCAAAATGGAAGAAAGAATAGAGATGACTAAATCAATACTAGATGATATTCTCGTCGACAAAAGATCAAATGCTTTGCTGAAAGCAGAAGACGAGAAGCTAGCTCCTCTCCTAGAGGAAATAAATTTTATATCAGATGATTCTATTAAATCTTTTGTAAGATCAGTTCTTTTAAAAGCAGAAAACTTTTGGGATATACCTTCTAGTTTTAGCGGAAGATATCATCCCAAGGATGAGCACGGCGTTGGTGGCAACGTCCTTCACACCAAAAGAGTCGTGAGAATAGCCGCAGTTTTTTCTGATTCTTACACCTTGAGTGTAGAAGAAAAGGATGTTGTATTAGCGGCATCTCTCTTGCATGACGTATGCAAGGGAGTAAAAGATTCAGAAAATGGAAGCGTAAGATATGATCCGATGCATCCCTATGCCGTCGGCGGTTTTGTTGAGCAATGTAGAATTAAAGATAAAAAGATGTCTTCAGAAATAGACTCATCAACACTATATCTTTCAGAAGAGGTAATACAATCAATATTGAGACTAATTAGATGCCATCTTGGTCCTTGGTCTCCGGTTCCAGAAACATATCCAATAACCTATCTTGATTTCATAGTACACCTAGCCGACAACGTTGCATCTAAAATGCATTTAATTATACAAGACAGTGATCTAATAAATCCACAATGGAGAGTAAATGGACCTAGAGCAGAGATTGAAAAGAAGACATAAGATAATTTCTAATATAGAATTCTACATAAAAGAATCTGTGTACTATAGAAATAATAATTGTTTTTTTGAAGACGACAAAAAAATAATAGTGTGTAACGTAAAGCAAGAGAACAACAAATCAAAAATACTATGAAACTAAATTCAGATGAAACAAAATATACCAATAGATGGAAATTCGTTGAAGTAGCAAAATATGTAAAGTCTTTGAATAAAGTTATTAGAGAAAAAAAAGATAATCTTCCTGTCTTCCTCGACATAAAAGAGGTAAATAACTACGCAGAACAGCACCAAAACATTCGGAATATATACCTCAATATGGCATTACGACACAGTTGATATAGACAAATCAATTAGGTTGGGCTCACTTTATTTTGATATAGATTCTGAAGATGGAGAAACATCTCTTGTAGAGGCTAGAAAATTATATTCATACTTGGAAGAATTCATACCCGCCGAGGCTCTTATTGTATATTTTACTGGCAAAAAGGGTTTCCATATTGAGTGCGAGGCTATATGTCTGGGCATAAGTCCGTCAAATGTTCTTCCGAATCTATATAGATACATAGCAAATAAAATAAAAGACGATTTAAAATTGAACAATTTAGATTTCAGTGTTTATGACATGAGAAGAATGTGGAGATATCCGGGAACCATTCATCAAGATACCGGTTTATATAAGAATCTTTTAGACAAAGATATACTGTTTTCGGACATGTCTAGCATTAAGAAATACTGTGAAAAGATCAGAGACAATACGATTCCTGAACAATTGTTTAGCGCAAAAGCCGCAAAATGGTATTTAAATTTTACTTATAATATGGAAATAGATAAAGAAAGATCTAAAGACTTCCTTGATTATTTTAATAAGTTTGGATCCAAGTCTTTTAAAGAGTTATCGGAGTTTGAAAAAAGATTTACCAAAAAAGAATTATTAAGAAACTGTCCCGCAATAAAAAGACACGTTGAGGAAGCCAAGAGAACCAAAACACTAAGCCATGAAACTAGGTTATTCCTATGTTCAATACTCACATACAGTGAAGAATCTATACAGTTTTTATATGAAATATTAAGCCTATGCGATGACTTCAATTACGAAAAATCTTCTAGCCACATAAATGATTGGATTAAAAGAAGGCAGTTGGGGATTGGAGGCAGACCCTACACTTGCGAGAGAGCAAACTCAGCTGGAGTCGGATGCGGAGATTGCAATTTAGAAAAAAAGAAAAAATGGATTACAATAGGAGATAGGTACGTGGAGGGCAGCGAAGAATCAATGCCCTCTCCAGTAAGATTTGCATATAAAAATGTGAAAGAACAACAAAATGGCTGATAATATAAAAAATCCAGATGATGTGATAGGGGTATGCTCTGAGTGTAAATCAGATCAGCCGATGGGGTACATGTACAGAAATCCATTTGCCCAACAGGGACTAGCTGTACCGTGCAAATACTGTGGGGGAATAGTCATTATTACATATAGGGAGACAAGAGATGGTTCCTTGAACAATTCAGACAAGGATAGGGGTATCAGTTGAAAAACTGGACAAACCTTCATAACCACACAGTTTTCTCAATGTTAGACGGACATGGAGATGTGGAAGAATATTTAAATAGAGCAAAATCGCTTGGAATGTCTGGTCTAGCAACAACTGATCATGGCAACATACATTCGTGGTTGGATTTTTATGACGTAGCAAATGCTGTTGGAGTAAAGCCAATTCTTCGGAAGCGAGTTTTACCAGGCTAGAAAAACAAGATTTGATAGAGATGAAGAAGAAAGATCTGGACCATCTAAAAACGAGTGGGAACAAAGAGGCCCCTACCATATAACTATACTGGCAAAGAATAATATTGGCTACCACAACATCATCAAAATGTCCTCTAAGGCTTTCTTGCAGGGGTACTACGTAAAGCCTAGATTAGATCACGATTTAATTTCAGAATATTCTGAGGGGATAATTGTTCTATCTGGCTGCCTAAACAGCGAAGTTTGTCAAGCGCTGCTAAGAAATGATTATGATTTTGCGCTAAACGCCGCATACAAAATGCAAAGCATAGTTGGCAAAGAAAACTATTTTATAGAAATACAGAATCATGGAATAACAGAACAAAGAAAAATTTCTAATAAGCTTATAGAGATAGCGAAAACAATTGGGGCTAAAGTGATTCCAACTAACGACTGCCACTACGTGCATCAACACGACGCTAGGGCTCACGATGTCATGCTCTGTGTAGCAACCAACTCAACAATCCATACTCCAAATAGGTTTTGTTTTTCCGGCGACAATTTTTATCTGAAGTCTTATGAGGAAATGGAATTATTGTTTAGTAGTGATTGGCTAAAAAATACTATGTCAGTTTGTGATATGGTTGATATAAATCTAAAATTTGGAGATATACATTTTCCAAAATTTCCAATTCCAACTAAAGAATCTTCAGATGAATACTTTGAAAGATTAGCTTGGGATGGGCTTAAGGTAAAATACGGGCAGCAGCTTCCAGAACATATTATAAATAGAGCCAATCATGAAATAAAAGTTGTAAAAGAAATGGGTTTTCCGGAATACTTCTTGGTCGTATCGGATCTAGTTAGATGGGCAAAAGCTAATGGGATTAGGGTAGGGTGGGGTAGAGGATCTGCTGCGGGTAGCGTTTTATCATACGCATTTGACATTACTAATTTAGATCCCGTTAAATTTGGACTCTTATTTGAGAGATTCCTTGTTGAGGGAAGAAAGTCAATGCCAGATATTGACTTGGACTTTGACGATAGGCATAGGGATAGGGTAATAGACTATGCTAGAAATAAATATGGCAATGATAGGGTAGCCCATATATGCACCTTCAATAGAACTGGTGCAAAACAATCCGTTAGAGACGCTGCGAGAGCCTTAGGTTATGATTTTTCTTTTGGCGACAAGGTATCTAAACTAGTCCCACCTCCAGTTCTTGGGGTATCAAAATCGCTATCAGACTGTATGAGCACAGAAGAATTTAAAAAAGAATATAACTCAGATAAAGATTCTAAAAATATTATAGACACAGCTTTCACCCTTGAGGGCTTGGTGAGACAAACTGGAATTCACGCCGCAGGAATCGTAATATCAAAAGGGCCACTGATTGACTACTTGCCGATAATGCAAAAGGGCGTAGATAATCCAATTGTTACTCAATGGGATATGGGAAGAGTTGAACAGTGCGGTCTGCTTAAAATTGATTTCCTTGGCCTTAGAAATCTTGGCGTAATTGATTCTTGTATAAACTTGATTAAAAAACATAGAGCTATAGAAATAGATATAGACAAAATTCCATTAGATAATAAAGCAACATTTAATGAACTTTGCAAGGGCAATTGTGCCGGAGTTTTTCAACTAGAGTCCTCGGGAATGAGACAGTTAATGGTGCAGCTGCAGCCCCAAAACATTGAAGACATCATGGCCCTTATATCATTGTATCGCCCTGGTCCAATGGGATCTGGAATGGACAAACTATACATAGATCGAAAGCATGGGAAATCTAAGGTGTTTTACGATCACCCAAAATTAGAGAAAGTTTTAGGTCAGTCTTTGGGAATCATGTTGTATCAGGAAGATGTTCTTGCAGTAGCTAGAGAGCTAGCTGGATTTAGTTCAGCAGAAGCAGATGATTTACGTAAGGTCATAGGCAAAAAGCTCATGGACAAGATTGCATTATTTAGGGCTAAGTTTGTTGAAGGTTGCGTAAAAAATTCTGGGATGCTTCCTGAAAAAGCAAATAAAATATATTCTGACATAGAGTATTTCGGTGGATATGGATTCAATAGGGCTCACGCAGCAAGCTATGCCATGATATCTTATACAACAGCTTACTTAAAAACAAACTATACAACTGAATATATGGCCGCCTTGATGTCTTCAGTCGTTGGCAATAAAGACAAGCAATCTTTTTACTTAACGGATTGTAGAAGATTGGACCTGGAAGTCATGCCACCATCTATCAATATGTCTGGTGTAGATTTTGATGTTATAGAAGAAAATAAAATCATTTTCGGCCTGTCAGCTATAGACGGAATAGGAAACACAATTGCTGAAACAATAGTAAAAAGTAGGAATAATAAAAAACCATACGTAAATATGTACGATTTTTTTAGAAGATGCGATCCATCTATATTGAAAAAGTCTACACTAGAACATCTGTCTTCGGCTGGTGCGCTCGACGAACTTATTGAAGAAGACGTTCCACTCGAAATAACAAGAAGAATAGAACTGCAAATACTGGAAAAAGAGAAACAAGAATTAGGCATATATGTTTCTAATCATCCGGTTATGGGAATATGGGAAATTATGAGTAATCAAATTTCAAATGAAATAATAGATCTTAGCGAGCTAGAGTCTGGCACACAAGTAAAGATAGGTGGAATAATAGATTCCGTTAAAAAAATGACAACCAAAAAAGGCGAAAAAATGTACAAGCTTCAGCTAGAGGACATAAGTTCTAGTGTAGAGGTCTTGGTTTTTCCCAGAGCGTCTAAAGGTATATTAGAAAATTATTTTTCTACTGGAGATATATTTTTAATTAATGGAACCCTAAATAAAGAGAGTGACGAAGAAAATGCAGTAGTAAAAATATTTTATAATTCTTCAGAAAAAATAAACGCTAATATATTTCATGGTGGAAAACCAATAATATTTAAATTAAATAGCCTTATATCTCAGGTGACTTTAGATAAAATCTATGATATAATATCTTTGAATAAAGGAAATAGGCCAGTCTTTCTTGAGGTTCAAGATGATAGACGTAAATATACTTACAAATTTAATCTTTTATCCTCAACCAAAATAGTGCCATTGATAGAGCAAATCATAGAATTGGAACCATCCATATGACATTACCTGGAACTTATCAAAATCCCGCCGAAAAACCATGCTGGAGTTTTTGTAAATCATGCAATAGGTGCGATAACAAGGGCAAGTATAGCAAATGTGCTAACTGTAGCGGTAGATACGATCCACTCGGAAAAATTGATCCACATCCAGATGATTTTTGCGACTGCAGAAATGGTATTCTTAGATGGCGTACCCAACAAGGCAAAGTGATTATAACTAGATTTAAATCAAATCCCTTCAAGGGTAAAGTTAGTTATGAAAAGAAAACCCAAGATGAAAGAGATTGGGATTCATACGTTAGAGATATGAGAGAAAAACTTAATGATCCAAACTTTAATCCCATAACAATAATAGATGAGGAGTAATATGAAAGAAAAAGAAGTAGGAAGATTAGTTTATAATAACTTAACTCTTGTCGAGTACGAAGAGCCCAACGAAAGTAGTAGTTTCTTTGTTCAATCTGGTGTAGTTGGCTTTTATGCTACGGAGGATGAATTATATGATCTATACTGTCTTCTCAGTTACTATTACAATATGGATACAGCTAACGAAATTGTTATCTCAGTAAAGTAGGTATCATGAAGTGGCCATATATTGAAGAAGATCATATGGAAATAGGAAATACGGGTTGGATTCCGGTTGGAGAAGGCAAATACAAGAATATCCACAATGGTCATATTATTGACGAAAATGGAATAGAGTATGATTCCGAGGGAAATGTAATAGAAGGTAATTGAAAATTATTAATGCCCATAGAGATAAAAAATATACATGATATAGATCCAATTCAAAGGTTGTCTTTGACGGATTTTTCATACTCAAGGATAGATACCTATAAACAGTGTCCTTCAAAATATTTTTATACATATATAAAGAAAGAGCCGAGGCTTTTTGGAGAAGCCGCGGTGTTGCGGCAATATAGTTCACTCTGTTTTAGAAAACTTGGTTAGTGATACCAAGCCAATAGCATATGATGAACTGAAGTCAGAGTACGAAACTCAAAAATTTAAATTTGATCCCAATAAAAAAATATCAGCTGATTTAATATCAGCCGGCGAAACCATATTGAACGAGTTTTATGATCAGAATGAAGGGTCAACTTTTGAAGTTTTTGATAAAGAATATGAATTTAATTTCATTATAGGGAACTATAATGTTATAGGTTACATAGATAGAATAGATTTATATGATGACGAAGTTTTAATTATAGACTACAAAACCGGTAAGTGGGAAGTCGCCCAAAAAGATGTTTCGACTAATCTACAACTAGGCATATATGCACTAGCAGTTTCACTAGCTTTTCCCAACAAAAAGATAACCGCGGAACTATATTATTTAAGGTCCGGAAGAAGGAAAAGGCATACCTTTTCGCCGGAAGATATTGAAAATGTAAAAATAAATCTTGTTGATTCTATTAAGCAAATTATAGACGATACATCTTTCAGGCCAACAGATAACTCAAAATCCTGTAGTTACTGTGATCACGCTAAAACAGGGGCTTGCCCAACCCGGGGTATTTAGATTAAAAAAGAAAGCAGGAGCATAAAAATACCTCCCCGTCAACTTGCGCTGACGAGGAGGCGGTAAAGTAAATTAAGGATTAGAACTCTGAGTCTGACTCAAACGTCAGTTCATCAGAGATGAGACCCTCAAACTGGGTGACCAGCTTGGTTGCCGTCTCGTT